ATGCGTAAATTATCACAAGAGGAATTTAAAGAGATATTAAAGAATAGGAACCCAAAAGAAAGGCTTGTTCTAAAAGAGATAGAACTTTTTGATATGGATTTTACAAGTTGGAATTTATCTAATATTGATTTTTCTTTGAGTGCATTCCATCGAGTTAAGTTTGATGAGGCAAATCTAGAATATAGCAGTGTTTTTAATGTGTTATTTGATGAATGTACTGTACGTAAGGCGAATTTTAGACATGCAAATTTAGAATGTGCAGTGCTTCGATATGTAGATATGACTGGCTGTAATATTGAAAGTGCAAATTTATATGGTGCAGTTTTAGAGTATGCCAAATTGGATGGTATTACTTTCGATGAGGATACAAAATGGTTTCATTTACATTGTCCAGAGAAAGGAGCATTTCTTGCATATAAGAAGTGTTTTAATGATCGTTTAGTACAGCTTCTAATACCGGCAGATGCAAAGCGCACTTCGGCTACGTTACCTTCTTGTCGCTGTAATAAGGCAAAAGTTCTTACAATCAAAAGCTTCGACTATAAAGAAAGTTATATGGAAGCTTGGTCTTTAGTAGATGAGAACTTTGTTTATCGTGTAGGTGAATGGGTAGAAGTAAAAGATTTTAATGAGGATCGATGGATGGACTCTACTACGGGCATTCATTTTTGGATGACAAGAGAAGAAGCAAAGAACTATTAAAAGCGAATATTTATTTAAAATACCGTATTATTCATAAGTGAATTTACAGTATTTTTTATGTCTCATCTAAAAGATAATGTAAAAAAACACGCAACGAAATTGCAACAAATTTATAATTTAAGTATGTTATGATAGTAGCATAGAAATAGCTGAGATTTTATCGTGCAAATAAGGTAACTGCTAAAATAAAAAATATATAATGTATTATGTATGTACTAAAGGGCACTTGGTTAATTCTAGGTGTCTTTTTATATTATAATGAGTAAATTAACAAAAATATGTTAACCTTTAATCTAAATTTAATTATTGTAAAAAAAATTAATAATTTTGTAAGATATAAGAGAATTTGTAGGAATTTTATTCTTGATATAGTCAAATATGTAATTATATAATATAGGTATCAAGAATAAGGAGGACAAAATAATGAAAAAGAAAATAGGTCTAATTTTTGCAGCACTATTAATATGCATTTCTTTTGGATTATTAAATAATGATACTGTTAATGCTGCAAATGATGGTAAAAAAACAATCAAAATAAACAACACTACTCTAAGTTTTAATAATATTATTTATGTAGATGCTAATTCTGGTAATGATAAAGTTGCTGATGGGAGTTCTACCAAAGCTTTTGCTAGTGTGGATGAAGCTATTAAAAAGGCTAGTAAGGGTGATGCAATATTCATAAAAGAAGGCAAATATCATTTAAAGCCTATGTTTATTGATGGGTATAGTAGTGCTGGCTTATGGGATATGTATAAAGAAATAACTATAATAGGTGAAAATGATAAAACTATATTAGAATTTTATGGTAAAGAATCTACTAGTAGAGACGGTAACGCATTTTATTTAACAAATGCAAATAGTAAAGTAATGAATTTAACTTATAATTTTTATCCAGGAAAAAGTGGATCTTATAGTAATGCAATTTTTGTAGTATCTAATGCAAGTTTCCATAATTTATTTATTAATGTAAAGGGAGATATACCTTGTTCATATAGTTATTACAACAATAATCCTAAAGATAAACCAGAAATATATAATTGTGTTTTTAAATTAGACAAAGAAGCAAGTGGTGATTATTCAGGAAGACCTTATTATAAAAATTGTATTACAAATTATAAGTTTGGTGGTGGAACAAAAGAGAATTGCTTGGTACAAGAGTTTAATTGGAAAGATATAAAAGAAATTCAATCAAATAAAGAATTTATTGATAAAGGCCTAGGTGTTTATTCAGGTGAATTTGCATGGGGGAAAATACAAATAGGAGATAATACAGAAATTAAAGTAGAGTCTATATCATTAGATAAAACATCTATGGATTTATTAGAAGGTAGTTCAGATAATCTAAATGCTAAAGTATTACCTGAAGATGCTACAAATAAGAAAGTAATATGGTCATCAAGTGATGAAAGTATAGCTACAGTAGATAAAAACGGTAAAGTAACAGCTATAAAAGAAGGACAAGCGACAATAACGGCTAAAGTAGAAGGTACTGATTTAACAGCTACTTGTAAAGTTAATGTTACTAAAAAGGTAGAAGAAAATAAAAATAATGCTATATTAAGTATATCTTTAGTAAATGGAGCTACAAAAGAATATGACGTAAATATGCAGGAAGTAGAAAAGTTTATAAACTGGTTTGAGGAAAGATCTAATGGTAAAGGTCCATCATTATATTCATTCAATAAAAAGATTAATCCTTATAAAACAGTTAAAGAATATATAGTACATGATAAGATAGCATCTTTTGAAGTAAGAGAATATGAAGGAACAAATAAATAATTAAATATCAAAGAGCACTTAAGGAATATAAACCTTAGGTGCTTTTTGCATACCTAAAATTGATTAGGAAACTATATTCATATTAAATAAAATATGGGAGGTGGGAGGTTGAAGGTAGAAAAGATATTAAAAACACAACAACCAGGAATACATAAGCAATTAAATAAAAATAGAAACCAAAATAAAAAAAATCTAGGAGAGGTAAGAAAGAAGAAAACCTCTCCTTTTCTGATATTATGGATCTTATGAGTAATGATAGCTATATTGTAGGGGTAAAGGTGGGAGTATAAAGCAGAGAATATGGGAAAAATAGAGTAAGTTACTTAAATATAATTATGTAAAGTAAATTTAAAAGTAAACTAAATTAAATTAAGCAATATTAGAACAACAGGAATATAGTTAATAATATATTATAAATGGAATATATTTTCTGAGAGGGACATATAAAATAGTATTGAGAAACTTCAATATTATTTTAAAGTAGGATATAAAATGAATTTAAAAAAATTACTAATTCCTTGTATAGTAGCAATAACCCTCTTTGGTACAGCAATAATCCCAAGTACAGTTGTTAATGCAGCTACATCTTGTCCAAATTGTGGAGAGAGAGTATATCCAGGACAAAATCATGTTTGCAGTTGGTATACTGCATAAGTGTGTATATACGAAATAGAGAAATTATATTAATCTTATATTAACTAAGGGTCACCTATAAATAATTAATTTTATAGGCGACCTGTGTTTTAATCTAATTATATTGAGTATAGGCATTAAATAATAGATTAGAAAAATGTGAAGAGCAAATAAAAAAGAATTGGATTAAATAAAAAAACTCTTAACAGGGCTCTTTTTTATAAAATAAAGAGGATGGCATTGTGAAGCTAACACTAAAACAAAAAATATTAATGCTTAGAAGATACGAATGTAAACATAAATTAGGTATAAATAATACATAATTTAATAAAATGGTTAGCATACTAATATATAAAAAGAGGTGAGCATATGCCAAGTGAAGATAAATGGGAATTTTATAAAAATAGCGATGGAAAATGGAGATGGAGAAGAACGGCTCGTAATGGGAGAATAGTTGGTGCTTCTGATGAGGGATATGTGAATAGATTAGATTGCATAGGAAATGCTAAAAGACATGGTTACAAAGGTTAAGTTTTAAAGGACTAATAAGAGCCTTTTTTTATTTTCAAAACAAACAAAGTAACTAGCAACGAGGTGGTGGGATGGAAAGTATAAGAGGACCAGATATAAAAGTATAGGTAGAAAGAGATTATATATCTGGGATCAATTTAATTGTTATAACGGTAGTGATTATGGTACTGAAGTATTTACATACGGAGGTAAGGAGCTACAACAAGCTAGAGCAGTATTAAATAATATTTGCGTTTTAGGATATACAAACAGAGGGTTAAAAGATGGTTCTGGCTTTTATGTATTGAAAGATACTAAAGCTAAAGCTATGCTTATAGAATGTTGTTTTTGTGATAATGTTGGAGATATGGGCAGATATAATGTTGAAAATATGGCAGATGCCATAGTAAAAGGTTTAGTAGGCAAAACTACTTCTACAACATCAAATAGCAAACCAAGCAAATTTAATCCAGTACAAACTAATAAGAAACATTCATTAATAAATCAAATCTATGCGGAAATGTCTAGACAGGGTTTTAATATTCTGCCTACTTCCAGGTAAGGCGCTAGAGGTGAAATTACAAAGACTATACAACAAATGCTTATAAATATAGAATATCCAGTAGGTAGCTATGGAGCAGCTGGAGTTTTCGGAAATGGCACAGTAACAGCAGTCGAAGCATTCCAGAGAAGTTGGAACCTTGCATTATATGGAACTGTAGGTAAAGATACATGGAAAGCTTTATTTAGAAATTTAGAATAGACAAAAAAGGTGGTCTAAAGATTTATTCTCTAGACCGTAGACCACATTTTTGTAGAAAAAATCTTTTAGATTGTAATTAATGAAAAATTATATTTACTTTTGCTTAGACTTTTATAAAAATCTATTAGCGCTCTCTTTTCGTTTTTATTAATTAGTTTAAAGCAGGAAATATATCTTAGTATTTTATTAGTAAATATATTTAAAGCAGGAAATATATCTTAGTATTTTATTAGTAAATATATGCACTATAATCTTAGTACACTATTCCCATAGGATGTGAAGCTTTTGCTAGTGTTGATAGTGGAACTGTATATACACCATGGTTAAAACCTGCTGAATCTATAAAGTTTATATGATATTGTCCATTATTATACGAATATCCTATTAGCGTTATATAATGAGATATAGCTTTATTACCATTTGAATTATATCGTAGTAGTAGTTTTTATTGGTACATTTAGAACAATGACATTGTTAGGAGATGCATCTAAGGAATTATCTAATTTATAAGCGTAGATAATCTAATATCATAAACTTCACTCCTTAATAACATAATATTCCTCCTTATTTTTTAACCTTAGCCATATTAAAACTAGAGGTAATGCATATAGGAGAAATATTAAAATTCTAAAGATTGGTTATGATATTATATCCAGATTTAGAAAAATTAATCAATCAGAAATATATAAGATATAAATTTTTAAAGGTACTCCTATAATGGAAGTATCTTCTTTTCTATAGATGTTTACTCAATTCTTAACAGATTCTAACGTGTAGGTTTTGTTAGCTATACTACTAAATAAAGTAAGGATTGAATAAAAAGATAAGGAATTAATGCTTCGTTCTCAGCACTGGTTTCTTATGTTCTTCTATACTGTTTCAATAATAATTCGTATGCCTCTTGTGCAAGTTTAGTATCATCAGAATCGAGTTGTTTTTTTAATTCATCAATCTTGGAAATATAATCATCTAGTAAATATACAGTGTATTTCTTTAATGCTCTACCTGAGTTGTCTATTTTATCAGTTTCTTCTCCGTTTTCAATATTATAATAATTAATGCTGATGTTGCTATTATGAGTTATTGTTGAGTAGGTATTGTTGTTTATATGCACATCTATATCTTTTTCTATATCGTCACTTATGTCAATATTAGATTTTCTATTCTGAGTATCATCAATTTTAGGTTCTTGATCTTGTGTCATATCGTATACATCCCCCTTTTTAATTTGATAATCGCTTGCATATAATTTAACTTTATAATAATTATATAAAGTGGCAAAAAATTCACAAAAATAAGAAATTTTAATTAAGGTGCTAACTTATTTATTTATTTTATTCAAAAGTATAGTAGGAATTTTTTTACATATGTAGAATTATAAATATAATAGTTTTCTATAACTTATTATCAAAGTCCTTCTTGAATAAAAAGGAGCTCATGTATATAGTGGGGGCTCTTTTTTATTTTTGATGAAATTTAAAAAAAATAATAATTTATTAATAAAAATTTAAAATAATTATTCAATTTCAATTTAGAGATATATTAAAATGTATAAAAAAACAAAAAAATGTAGGATGAAAAAAGAAGGAATTCAATTAATTGTAAAGAATATAGATATTAATGGTAAAAATACAAAATAAATAGACAAATAGGAGGAATCAACATGAGGAAAAAGACAACCATATTAAGTATCTTTTTAGCTGTTTTTATGATTTTAGCTCTAAATATGGGACAAGTTAAAGCGGCAGCAACTAGATAAGATATAGTAAATTATGCTAAACAATTTCAAGGAGTTCCATATGTTTGGGGAGGTAAATCACCAAGTGGATTTGATTGTTCAGGCCTTGTATACTATGTGTATAAAAATGCTGCAGGTATAGAATTGCCAGGAGATACATATGGACAGATCACAAAAGGTACTCCAGTATCACAAAGTAATTTACAACCAGGAGATTTAGTATTTCCACATACAGGTCATGTAGGTATATATGTTGGAAATGGACAAATGATACATGCTCCAAAGGCAGGAGATGTAGTAAAGATTGCACCTATATATGGATTTTATGCAGGTAGAAGAATTATAAATAAACAACAACCTTATGTTAAAGTAGATGGTTGGGGGGCATTACCTCATAATGGTACCTCAGCAATGAATTTAATAATAAAAGACTACTCTGATGATGTAGCTAGAGTTTTTGCGTGGGTTGATAATGATTCAAATTCATCTTGGGCATTTGAAAAAGTACCGGAAAATGACAAGTATACAAAATTGTATAAAGGAACAAATAGATATATAAATTTTAGAAATGGTGGACAACCTTTTACACCAGGCGCAAGTTATAGAATAACAGTTAGAGGTTATGATAATAATAGAAAGGTTATATGTACAGAAACTATAAGTTTAAAAGTACCAAATGCAATAACAAATCCATCAGCTAAACCAGTTTTATCAGGTTCATTTACTGTAACATCACCAACAGTAGCAAGGGATTATCCAAGACAAAACGGTTCAGTAACTAGAAATTTAAAAAAAGGTGATAAAGTAGATGTATATGCTGTGTATGGAGATTGGTATTTAGTTGCAAGAGGAACACCTCAATGGGTAGAAAAACAATATTTAACAAGATAGATAATTGAAAGCAGTCTATAATTGAGCTGCTATTTTTTTGCTATTTAAAGGAATTTTTTAATATTTATAGAATATTAAATATAATGCTTCCTAATAGGTTAAATATAAATATCCTTATTTAAATAAAAGAACCCCAATAAAAGGGGTTCTTTTGTGTGGAATTAATATATTGGTATAGTGTCTTGGTTTATTTTCATTATATCCAGATGTAGAAAAATTAATCAGGAATATATAATATGTAAATTTTTAAAGGTACTTCTGTAATGGAAGCGCCTTCTTTTTTGCATGGAAAAGCTATTATAATTTATATAAATTTATCATAAGAGGTATTGATTTATTATACTACGTGCAGTGCAATTATGATTGTAAGAAGGTGAGGAAAAAAGGCGGTTAAATTAATAAGAAAATTAAAAAAGCTTGATATTTAAAATAGTTATGTAGGAGATTTTCGAATGGTAAAAACTAAACAGACAATAGCCAATCAGAATTGGGAAAAGAAAAATAGAGAGTATGCAAGCTTAAAAAGTCGAAGTAGTGCTGCTTTATTAGGAATAAAGCAACACTAAAGGATATAGAAGAACTTAGGAATATATTAAAAGAAAAAGAAAAGTTGTTAAAGCAAGAATAGAGGGGAGATTTAAAATGAAAAAGGTGGCTATAATTTTATTAACAGACTTATTAATAGGAGCTTCAACTAGATTTGTTGGTGTAGCCAATACGATTGAAGCAGCAGAACATAATTGCCCAGAGAATGGAGAGTATATGTATTGTTTAGATAAAACTACACCGCTATGGATATCTATATATGATGTCTATAAAGAAGAAAAATTTATTTGTTTACGACAACCAAATACAAATAAATTTATTAAACTATCAGAATTAAAGTAAAAATCAAAGAGGTGGCTTTCTAAGTGAAGCTATCTCTTTTTAATTACTTGTAACAACTTGTAACAATATGTACAAAGTTTGAAGTTTATGTAAAGAAAATATATAATTATTATGGAATATATTACATATAATAGAAAATGCAAGGAGGTTATGACATGGGAGAAAAAATTAAAAAACCATTCTATAAAAAAATATGGTTTTGGGTAATCGCAGTTATAGTTGTAGGAGGTGTTATTGTTAATATGCAAGATACCCCTAAAAAAGTAGGACAAACAAATGCAAAGGTAGAGGAGAATAAAGAAGAAGCAAAATCTAAAACTTTTAAGGTTGGCGATGTTGTAGAATTAAAAGATTTAAAAGTTACAGTTAATAAGGTTTATACAGTTGCTGGGGATGAATTTAGCAAACCTAAAGATGGTAACGAATATATTGCAGCAGACATTACACTAGAAAATACAGGTAAAGAAGAAAAAGCAGTATCTTCAATTGCAATGTTTAAAGTTGTAGATAAAGACGGTAGGCAATGCGAATATTCAGTTATGGGGTTATCTGCTGCTAAAGATGGACAAATGGACGGAACTCTTGGAGCTGGAAGAAAGATGACAGGAGCTTACGTTGTAGAAGTACCAAAAGGCACTACTGGATTAGAATTAGAATTTGATAGTTCTTTACTTTCTGGTGGGCAGGTTATAGTAAAATTAAACTAAACATATAAACAAAAACCGTACTAAAAACGTACGGTTTTTGTTTGGTTTTATAAAAATAGATAAATTAAAGTAGTATGATTGGCCAGGTAATGTAAGAGAGCTTAGAAATGTGGTAGAAAGAGATTATTATTTAAGCGATACAGGCACAGTTTCACCTCACTATATTGAAAAAAATATATTTTTAGAAATCAATAATGAGGATCATGGAAATAAGGATATAAATATTATTCCCATGGGAAAGTTGGAAAAGGAAAATATTGAAAATGCTATAGAAAAATGTGATGGAAACTTGGCTAGAGCAGCAAGGCTATTGAATATTGGTTGATCTACATTGTACAGAAAAATAAAAAAATATAATATAAAATGATTAGTAATTCTACAGCAATAAACAAAATTTAATAAATAACATAGAAGAGTTTGATTCTCTAGAATCTTAAATTTTTTAGAGTAGATCAAACTCTTTTTACTTATACTAGTTATATAAACTGAACTTTAATTTAGATAAAGTTTTTGCTCCATCTAAACTTTATTTAAAATAAGCAAGATACTTTGAAATTTTTATATATAATATAAAAATAATTAGAAATAGCTGTAGCAGAATAACTTTAAGTAAAAAATGAAGCTAAGTTTTTAAAAAATAAACTTATAAATTTATAAAAGAGGTTTAATAAATTTAAATTTGAGTAACATCCGTTACAGAGTTTAATTATTAAGTTATATAAAATTAAGTAGAAAATATAAATAAGATTTAAATGAAGTGAGATATTATTTATAAGAAAAAACCTTTTAAACTTCAGAAGAATTTCATATATGGAGGTATTGCTATGAGTTTATATTTGGGAAAGATACACTTAATATATCATAAGTGTTTAAATTCAAAGGATTGTTATTAAAACGGCAAAAATACGTCAAAAAATTTTTTCGATAATATTTGTTGCGTGTTCCATCATCTCATCCGTTACATGAGAATAAATTTTCATAGTCATTTCTATATCGTGCCCTAAAATATTTGCAGCAGTTTTAAAATCCATTCCGCTAGATATTAATTTTGTAGCATAAGTATGTCTTAACTCATGTATGCTTATATCATATCCAAGTTTTTTATATTCCCTTCGTATATTACTAGCACTTGAAATAGTGTTTTTATAGTTCACTATTCTGTTATCTATATTAACAACTTTTTTGTATGTTTTTAAATAAGTAAATATAATTTTAGGACATGGAACTTTTCTATAAGAGTTTTTGCTTTTTAATTCACCAAATCCAAACTTACCATCCTTATTTAATTTCCATTGCTTATTTACAATTATAGCTTTATTTATTTCATCTATATTATCCCATGTAAGACCAAGTATTTCACCTATTCTAAGACCACATTTAGAAGCAAGTAGAGTCATAATGTAGTATTGCTTATTTTCTATCTTGCTTAATAAATCATTTAATTCAGTATCATTTAATACTTTTTTCTCGTTTTTATTTTTATTTGGAATATATCTTATGTTTTTTACAGGATTTGTAATTATTATTTGATATTGATTAATAGCAGAATTAAAAATTGCAGTTAACTTTTGTATATACGTTTTTATAGTATAATCTTTTAAATTCATTTTAACTAAATCATCTACACAATTTTGGATATGTATTTGTTTTATATCACAAATTTTCATGTTATATAAAGATTTAAATTTCTTTAATGCAGTTTTATAACCTACTAAGGTATAAGGCTCTACATGTAAACTTATATGTTGCAAATGAATATCAATAAACTCTGCAAAAGTTATATTATTATAATTATTATTTAAATCTATTTCATTTTTAAATTTTTCTTTTAATTCTTCCAATGCTTTATCTGCAGCTTTCTTAGCTTCAGATTTCTTTTTAAATCCTTGTTTAGCCTTTTGTTTCCACTTCCCATTTAATTTATAACTAATTATAAATTGTATTCCTTTATCTTTCTCTCTATAGGTTATGTTATAATCCATTTAATTACGCTCCTTCCAAAACATATGTTCTAATTTATCTGCAAAAAAATTAATAAATAATTAATGTGAATTACTTAACATTTTATGACGTAGTTTTAAAAGTTCAAGTGGTATATATTCAGCTTTTGAAATATATTCAAAAGAATAGCCTTCATAGTGAAAAAATATATCAGAAGAAATTAATAAACTAGCAGCAAACATATTAGCTTGACGTTCTAATTTATTTATAGAATAAAATGTATTATTTATTAAAAATGGTGTGTTAGCGTTAGGGTGATGGATAGCATGTCCCAACTCATGAGCACATGTAAATAATTGCTTAGAGTAAGTTAAATCACTATTTACATGTATTATTTTTTGTTTAACAAATTTATTATAGTATCCATTAATAGATCCAAGAGGTTCTTTAATAACTATAATATTTTTAGCATTAGCAATATCGAAAGGATTATTCGTTTTATATTGTTTTACTAATTTATTAACACTTTCGTGTATTATGTTTTTCATTATACCCACCCCTTAAAATTATTTCTTATACTTTTTAGGAGTATATTTTTTCTTAGCTATTTCTTTAGCTAACCTCATAGAATTTTCTAAGCTTATTTTTAATAATTCCCTTGTTTCATCATCTATAGGTTCACCATCAAACATTAATCCATCTTGTGAGTTTTCTAATTGATTTAGTGTTTCATTAAGAGCTTTTTTTATATCTTTTTCATCTTTTTGAGTTAATTTAATGATTTCTTCTTCTGATGCAATATCCTCTGATAGTAAAAAATCAACTGACACACCAAAAAAATCAGCTAATTTTATTAATGTTTTTCTACCAGCTGGTCGCTTATTGCCTTCAATCATACCAATCGTGGATTGAGCTATATTTAATTTATTTGCTAACTCATGTTGAGTTAATTTTTTATTCTCCCTTAATTGTTTAATTTTATCACCTAGCATAACAAATTCACCTCTTGGGATAATTTTATCACATTTTAGGATAAAATCAATAGGAAATTTAAGATAAATAAAGAATTTTAAAGAAATTTAAATATAATCTTTTATATTATCCTATTTTGTGATAAAATAGAAGTTTAATATTATCACAAAATAGGATAATATATAGCCATAGCAAGGAAAAACAAATCACCAAAACAACAAATTAATCAAAAAGGAGGTATAACAAATGAAAATAACACCAATAAAGATAAGAAGAATTAATATGGGTTTAGATACTAATGAGGCTGTTGAAATGCTAGGAATAAGCAAAAGTACTTTCTATAAATTAGAACAGGGGCATACAACTCCAAGTGCAAAGTTAATTAGTAAAATTGCCAAGGCCTATGGCTGCACAATAGATGAGATATTCAAAGATTTAAAAATTAATTAGAAGGGGGACAAGTTAAATGAATATAACGGTATTAACACCTAAACAATTAGCTGAAAGATGGCAAACATGTTTAACAAAAATTTATGAAGATAATAATGCTGGTAAATTACCTCATTTAAAAGCAAACAAAAATAGATTTCCTTTGATAGCGATAGAAGAGATGGAAAATGAGCCTTTATTTAATAAATATGATATTAAAACTCCTAGGGAAAGAAGATTAGAGAAAGAATCAGAAGAATGGAAACGCAAATATGAAACATTAAAAAATTGTATAAATAATGCACTACCAGAATTGCTTAAAACAATGAATTTATAAATTTTATTAGGAGGTAACTGAATGGAAAAAGTAAGTTTAAGTATACAAAATGGACAGCCTGTAATAACAGAAATAACAAATTTAACACCTATAGAAGTTGTACTAGAAATTGATGAAGAAGGTAGAACTACAGCTAGAGAATTATACAACTTTTTAGAGCTAGCTAAAGGACAATTTTCAAGATGGGCAAAAACAAATATCTTAGAAAATTCATTTGCAATAGAAGAAGAGGATTATAAAGGGTTCGACATTGTTGTCGAGGGCAACATAACTAAAGATTATAAGTTAAGTGCATCTTTTGCTAAAAAGTTAGCGATGGGTACTCACAACTTCAAAGGCGAAGCAGCAAAGAACTATTTTATAAAAGTAGAGGAAAAACTTAAACAGAAGATAATAAATACATCTAATTTAAGTCCAGAGCTACAAATGTTTAATAATTTATTTAAGGCATTAGCAACTACAGAACTAGAACAAAAAAAATTAAATGCAGCAGTGCAAGAAACCAAAGAAGAGGTACAAGCTATAAGGGATGTAATAACAATAAATCCAAAAGAAGAATGGAGGAAAGAAACTAATAAGCTAATAGGGAAGATTTGTTATAAGTTACAAGATTACAAAACACCTAAGGATGAAATCTATAGAGCATTAGAAGAAAGGGCTAAATGTAAATTAAGTATAAGACTTAAAAACTTACAAGCTAGAGCAGCACTTAATGGAATGGCACAAAGCCAAATTAATAAATTAAATAATTTAGATGCTATAGCTAATGATGTAAGGCTTAAAGAAATTTATATAAGTATAGTAAGTCAAATGGCAATAAAACATGGAATAAAAGCTTAGGAGGATTAAAGATGAGTAAAAAAATAAAAACAACAGATTTAAACTTAAATGTTTCTACAGGAACAATGATTTATATAGATATAGATATCTTTAGATTTTTATATGATGAAGAAATATTTTGCTTAACTATTCAACTTCTTAATGGGGAGAATTATGAATTTCTCGAAGAAGTTGATTTGCCAGAAGATGAGGTCATTGTAGATCATAATGATTTGAAAATATTTGCCCTAAATTGGATATTTCAAAATGTTGAGGTAGTAAAGGAGATATAAAAATGGATGCTAAAAGAATGACAACCAAAATTATAAAAGAAGGTATTGTAAAGGGAAACTATGAAATTACAGGTATTTTAGAAACTGATGAGATAGTAATTGCTGTTCTTTCAGATACGGAGATTGAGATTTTAAATACAGTTAAAAACCATGGTGATGTTAAGAAATTTATTGACATAAAAGGAAGACCTGCAAATGAAATACTACAGGTCTATAAACAAAAAGTATGTGAGAAAAGTGATAGATGCATAAAGAATGGATTAAGGATTAGATAAGAAAAATTTAACTATGTCTGGAGCCTTTTCTATAAGAATAGGTAAACTAACAGAAGCTAAGTTTTTAGTTGAAGCTTTAAGTTTTGTCCAGACTTTAGGGTCACGAATATTGTCAATATATTCATGTCCTTCCCAAGTAAGATCACTAATAAATTTTGGAGAATCTTCAGAATAAAAAACTTTTTCAACTAAAGAAGCATTACCAATTTGTCTTATATGATAGTTTATAGTGTCTTTATCATATTTTGAACTAAATTTGGAAATTAAATTTTCAACATCTACAGATTCAATATCATAAGTAATATTTTCTTCAACATATAAGAGTATATCTCTTATGCAATCATGATTTAAACGCATATATAACAATCCCCTTTCAACGAAATTTTACCATAAAGGGGATAAGTAGTAAAAGGAGGAATAAAAATGTTTAAAAAAATACTAGAAGAAAGGGGAATCAATCTAACAAAAGCAGAGTTTGGAATAGTAATGGAAATAGTAACAGATGATATTAAGTTCAATAGGATTAATTTTAAGAAGTGTACAAACCTAGATTACGTTTTAGACATTGCAATAAGAAGTGCAAGTATTTTTAAAAGATGTGCATAGAAAGAAGGTGTAAAAGATGAATGAGAATTGGTATGTACTAGCAGTAGCAGTTCTCCGTAAAGAAGTCTACACAATTGAACAGGCTTTTGAATGCTATGAAGCTGGAAAAATAAATAAGAGAGCAAAAATGAAGAATGAAGATTTAGAAGATGCTATAAAACTAAAAAAGAAATGACATATGTTGAACTAGGGAAAATATATGGTAGGACAGATACAGGTATATGTCATCTAATGACAAAATATAAGGAGGGCAAATATGATAGATAAAGATATTTGCACAAAGAATGTACAAGCTGTAGGGCTAGAAAGGTTTACTAGATTTTGTGTAGAGCAATTTAGTTGCCCAGAACAGATTGATTTTGAATTGTGTAGGTATATTAACAGTGATAGCAGTTGTTTTGAATGTTGGAAAAATTATATAGAGAAAAAAATAGCTCCCTGCCAGGAGCAATAAACTTAAATTAAAAATCGTTAAATATATTTTATACAAGATTAGAGGTTTTGTAAAGTGGATGATTATTGCAAAGGGTGCATACATTTTGCATTGCAAAAAGTTATTTGCCAAACAGATAGGGGAGAACAAATTTTATATGAACCTAGTTGTATGGCAATTAGATGTAAGAAGGAGGTAAAAGAAGAATGGAAAGCCAAGAAACTTTTAAAATAGAGAATTTGAAAGGTGCTAGTTGGGCATTAAGAAAGATAAAAGAATATAAGGAAAGTATTTTAGAAAAAGAAGAACTAGCAAAAGCAGAAAAAGAAAGAATAGATAACTGGCTTATAGAAGAATCCAAGAGCGATTTAACCACGCTTGAATACTTTAATGGGCTATTAATGCAATATTATAAAGAATTAAAGCAGAGTGACCCTAAAGCTAAAATAACAACACCTTATGGACAAGTAACAAGTAGAAAGAATAAAAAATGGAATTATGGTAATGAAGAAACACTATTAAAATATCTAAATTCTAACGGGTATAAAAATCTAATTAGAACCAAACAGGAAATTAATAAAACAGGTCTTAAAGAATCATTTTTAATAAAAGATGGAATTGTATTAGATAAAAATACAGGGGAGGTCATTCCAGAGATTAGCATTGTAGAAGAAGAAAATATAAATGTGAAAGTGGTGGAATAATGAATTTATATCAAAAGTTAATAGAAATACGAAAGGAAGTTATTAAGTTTTCAAAAGATACGGAAGGTCACGGATATAATTATGTAAGTGGAAGCCAAGCTATAGCCAAAATTAGAGAAAAAATGGATAGTTTAGGAGTGTTATTAATACCTAAGATAGGCGCTACTGATAATTATACATTTGATTATGTGACTTCTAAAGGTAAAGAATGTACGGACCATATAGTTAAAGGTGAAATGTTTTATGTATGGTTAAATGCAGAAAAGCCAGAAGAAACTTTAGAAATACCATGGAAACTTTATGGCGCCCAAGATGATATAAGCAAAGCTTATGGGAGTGGGCTTACTTATTCAGAAAGATACTTTATATTAAAATTTTTCCAAGCTCCTACAGATGAACTTGACCCAGATAAAAAGGATACAGCAGGAAGAAGAAGTAATAAAACAGGTTTAAGTGATGCACAAATAAATAGATTGTTTGCAATAGCAAAGAGTGTAGGAATAGATAATAAAACAGTTAAAAGCCAGGTGTTTACTAAATTTAAAACTACAGATATAGCCAAGCTTACCAAGTCACAATATGACCAAGTATGCGAGGGTTATGAAAACATGAAAAAGCAGGAGGGTTAATATGTTAACTTCCGAATTATATGCAGATAAAGAAACACAATTAATTATGGATCAACAAGATGATAGATTTTGTTTAAAGTTAAGCCAACTATTTAATTATGACTTGAGCATAGTTGGACAAAGAGAAGTGTTTGAAAAGCTATTAGAGCTGATAGAAAAAAATCTATATGATGAAACAACAACAAATGAACTATATGAAAGGCTAGTAGAGAAAGAATTATTACTAGAACAAGCAGAAAGCCAAATACAAAGTTTAGAGGATAGGATAGAGTTTTTGCAAAGATAAGGGGGATTGTATGGGGGAAGTAAAATGGAAAGTAAAATGGATAAAAATAGTTACAGATATATTTGATGATGAAAAAATATTACTAATAGAAAATATGCCAGAAGCAGACAGCATTATAGTGATTTGGTTTAAATTATTATGCCTCGCAGGTAAAAATAATAATTCTGGGGTGTTTATGTTAAATGATAAGATACCCTATACTGATGAAATGTTAGCAACAATTTTCCGTAGACCTTTAAACACTGTAAGACTTGCTATAAATACATTTGAGCAATTCGGAATGATTGAAGTAATGGACAATGTTATAACTATTCCTAATTGGAGTAAACATCAAACTTTAGACCAATTAGAAGAAAGAAAGGAATACATGAGGGAATATATGAAAGGATACAGAGAAAAGCAAAAATTATTAGCTACTGGGGAATGTAAAGTTAACAGTAAAACTAACAGTAAAGTTAACAGTAAAGCTAATGTTAACCCCCTAGATATAGAAGAAGATAAAGATATAGATATAGAAGAAGATAAAGATAATACAACTGAAGTTGTTAGTAGTAACAAGTTACAACCAATAGTAGATAAATGGAACTCTTTGAACCTTAATAAGTTAATTGCTATTAATAAGGGTACTATCAGATATAAATTATTAAATGCAAGGATAAAAGAGTATGGTATTGATAATATTTTGAAAGCTATTGAAAATATAGAAACCAGACCATTTTTAAAAGGACAAAATAAAAAAGGATGGACTATAACCTTTGATTGGCTTGTAAAACCTAACAATTTTATAAAAGTCTTAGAAGGTAATTACACAGATAAGGAGGGAGTTAATGGAGGGACTAAACAGGATTCTAGCGGAAATAAGAAACAGGAATACGACTTCTCCAAATACGAAGGTTGATTATAAATGCAACATGTGCAAAGATACAACTTTTGTACAAGGCGAAAATGGATTAAAAAGATGTGAGTGTTATAAAAAAGATTTAACCAAAAGAAGATGGGCGCATTTTGGTATCGACCCATCTAAAGTAAAACGAATAAGCGAATATACAGTCTACAGCGACATAACTAAAAGAGCTAAGCAAGTCGCCATAGACTATATAAGGAATTATAGCACACTAAAAACAAAAGAGGGAAATAATTTAGCTTTTTTAGGACAACCAGGGGCAGGAAAAAGCCACCTAGCAATAGGAATAGGGGCAAACCTTATAAATAATGGCATATGTACTAATGTTGTTTATATGCCATATGAGGAAGCTATGAGGGAGTTAAAGGCTAACACTATGAATGATAGTTATATGAAATTAACAAAGCGATATACAGAGTGTGAGTTGCTTATAATAGATGATTTGTTTAAAGAAAAGATTAAGAATGGGAAATTGGTTGGAGAGTTAACGGAATCGGACATAAAACATATACAGCCTATAATTAACCAACGCTATCTTAATTGTAAGCCAACAATTTATAATAGTGAACTTACACCAGAATTATTAATAAATTTAGATCAAGCCTTAGCAGGAAGGATTTTAGAAAAGAGTAATATAGTTATCTTTAAATATGGGATAGAAAACAACTACAGAATGAGAAAATTTGTTTAGGAGGTAAATAAATGATTGAAATAAATTTAGAATTATATGAATTCCTAAAAGAACATGAAACACATTTATACCACAATGATAATGAACCAGAAAATGTAGAAGCTATAACATTTGTTGATTTTGATGAATTAACAGAATTTCAAAAGGCTGTTGGTACAGAGTATTTTGAACCAGAAAATCAAATAGAAGTGTTTTTAGTGAATGGGTATATCTGCATACAGTTAAATGACATATTTGAGTATCAAGGAAATTGCATAAAAGATTATAAAAATTGTTTTGAAGAAGATTATGACGATTTTAAATCAATATTGGAGGATGAATAATTATGACAGATATAAAACTATTTGAAAGATGGGTTAAAAATGCTTTAAAAGACCAGTTTGTGTTTATGCCATGTGAAAAATTTTTTATAGTAATAGATGGATACACAGGATTTAAGATACCTAATAAATGTAAAAGTTATAAGAAGATAATACAAGGATATACTTTTCAAGATTTAGAAAACAGTTTCTTTATCAGAGATAGAGAAATAAACAAGACAAATAAATACAAAAAATTAGATATGTTAGAACACTTTGATATGTCTAATAAAACAAAATGTGAAATGTTACCTTTTGTATATGAAAAGAGCGATAAAATGCAAATATTTAAAGCAAATAATGACTTGATATTTATAAATAAAGAGTTATTAAAGAATATAAATATTGAGAACTATGAGATTTATGCTGAAAGTCCTGTAACACCTTTAGTATTTAAAAGTCATGACATAACCTATATAACACTACCAATTATGATGAATGGGTTTAGATATACCATAGAAGAAAATAAGGAGAGCCAAGATGCATTTAATGATTTTAGATAAAGAAGAAACATTACCCGAAGAACTCCTAAAGCTACAGGAAGAATTTAAAGAAGTTAAGGAAGCTATTATAAATGGAGATAAAGAAAATACTACTGAAGAGATATTAGACCTAATACAAGTAAGTGTAGGAATGTTGTATACAAAAGTAAAAACAGAAAATATGGACTTAGAAAAAGAAATAAATAAACACAATAGAAAGTTGCTAAAAAGAGGATGGGAATTTAAAAGTAAAATTAATTTTTATATTAATTCGTAATTTGAATTAATTGTGAAATAAGGAGTGGGATAAAAATATGAATAATTTTGAAAAAGAACAATTATTGCAAGAGTATGTTTTCAAGCACAATAATGAAATTTGTGATTGTGATGAAGAAAATATGGAATTATGTTTAGGTGGTCTTTATATAAATGGTAATTTATCAAAAGAAGATATTTTTGAAGATTAAGATTAAGAGAGGTGGTTAAATGATAAGTTTTCCAAATAAAAAATATCAAATAATATATGCTGACCCACCTTGGCAATATAAGCAGAACTGGGGAAATGGGAGCAATGAACACACTTATCCAACTATGAAATTTAATGATATTAAAGCTTTACCAGTTGAAAGAATAGCAGAGAAAGAATCTCACTTGTATATGTGGGTAACTAATCCGTTTTTAAAAGAGGGCTTAGAACTATGTAAAGCTTGGGGTTTTGAGTATAAGACATTAATAACTTGGGTGAAAACCTACAAAGATGGTACTCCAGAGATGGGAATGGGCTATTATTTTAGAGGTTGTACAGAGCATATGATTTTTGGCGTACGTAGCAAAAAGAAAGTGTTAAATAAAACAACCAAAAATTTATTTTGTGCTGTAAATCCTAGGTGGTTAGGCGGAAAACATAGTGAAAAACCACAAGAAACGAGAGAATTGATAATTAAAAGTAGTGGCGATGTTCCTAAAATTGAGTTATTTGCAAGACAAGAAATTGAAGGTTGGGACTGTTGGGGGAATGAAGTAAATCTTAATGAAAATGAAAAAGCAATATAGTCACAATTCAAATAGTAGATCAAGGAGTGAAAGAATATGAAAAAATATGAAAGTTTAGGAATAACAACAATTGTTACTAAGGATAAATTAAAAATAGAAATACCAATTAAAAATCTAGTAAATGGATTTAATTTAAATCCTGAAAATTATGATGAAATTAAAGTAGCAAGAGGTAAAAGACAAGAATTTTCTAATTATGTAGCAAAAGCATTAATAGATTCTAGTAATTCTGAAACTGGTGATAGTTTGATAATGGAAGCTTGTGATAGAGTTTTTGAAGACATTATGGAAGGTTGCGAAGATTTTATAAAATACTCAGATGAAAATGATTAGTGACACAATTCAAATAGTTAAATTAAATTAAATAAAGAGGTTAGAGAAATGAAAATAGGAGAATTAGGAATGCATTGTGGAGAATGTACTTTAATAGAACATTGTGGAGAGCCATATTCGGACGTTTGTATATGTACTGAATCAAGATTTGAGAATATAGATGAAACTAAATTTTTAAAGCTAATAGAAACATCTCAAAGAAAAAGTAAAAAGGCAAGAATTAATGATGTTCATAAAAGATTACTTCAAGGAGAATAGTTGCAATATACAAATATAAGATCCAGGAATGAATTTTATGCGACATAAAAGGGGTGATAATTTGAATGCAGCAGTAATGTTTAGTAGTGAAACGGATTTATGGGCAACACCACAAGATTTCTTTGATAAATTAAATAAAGAGTTCAATTTTGATCTAGATCCATGTGCTACTAAAGAAAATGCTAAATGTTCTAAATATTTTACTAAAGAAATAGATGGACTAAAACAAGATTGGGGAGGCTATAAAGTATTTTGTAATCCACCATATGGACGTGAGATCAGTAAGTGGGTAGAGAAAGCATACAAAGAATCTAAGAAAGAAAATACAACAGTGGTAATGTTAATACCAGCTAGAACAGACACAAAGTATTTTCATTCTTACATTTATCATAAAGCCAAAGAAATAAGATTTATAAAGGGAAGATTGAAATTTGGTAATGCTAAAAATTCAGCACCATTCCCAAGTATGGTTGTAATATTTTAGCGTCATAATTCAAAGATAATAAGCAATTTGAAATTAAGGCGAAGGAGTGAATATCATATATGAATATTGTTGAACAGATAATAAATGAATTAAAGGAAGATTCATGTGAGTTATATTACAAAAAAAGAGATGTGTTGCAAAAGATAACTTTACTTGAAAATATGATACAAGAATCTGACGAGCTAAAGGGAATATTAAAAGAAGAATTAGAAGCAATATTGAATTAAGTCACATTCCAAACAGGAAAAGGAAGTAAATAAATGTTATATAAAGAGGATTTTGAATCTTTAAAGTTATTAGCAAAAAATATTGAAATTTATGCTAAATTAACTGAAAAAGATACTATAAAAGAATTAATAAAAGAAATGAGAGAACAGTTAAATATAATTGAAGAATTTTATAATTAAATCTTAATTGAAATATTGGAGGTGTATATATGAGAGATATTATGTTTAGGGGTAAAGATAAATTAGGAAACTGGCATTATGGAAGTTTGCATATGGATATTACAACAGGGAGCTATAAATGCCATATAAATTCAAGAATAAGCATAGATAATCCAGAATTTATAGAAGTAGACAGAGAAACAGTAGGACAAATGACAGATAGCAATGACATAAATGGAAACCCGATATGGGAAGGTGACTTAGTTACTCAAAGGTCAGTTCTTATTGGTGATGATGAAAATATTGATTTTACTGGTTATGTTAAATTTTCAGAGGGGCAATGGTTAATAGATAATGAAGAAACTGCAATCCCACTTCGGAGTGAACATAGAGAAAATAAAATTATAGAATAGTAGGCAATTCAAAGAGAAAGGAAGTAAGTTAAATGGAAACAGGGCAGTTAATTACCTTAGAAAACGATATAGAATTTAAAACATTTGGAGGAAATACTTTAAAAGCAAAAGAAGGCGATAAGGGATTTATTACACATAATGGTTCAGTTAGATTAATAACTGGTCAAGCTCAAGGAAAGATAATTGTTACGGATATAAAACCAAATGGAATAGACTATAATTCTATTGCTCATTTAATATTTAGGAGATTGGATGTAGAACTAGAGCTAGGAGAAATATTGACGGATAATGACATAGGGGTATTAGACTGTATTGCATATATTGAAGGCGTTATAGAGGATATATTTTAAGTACGCAATTCAAATAAATTGTATTTTAGAAAGAGGGTAAAAGGTTGGATAAAAAAATAAAGTGTGATTTGTGTGATAAGACAATATTTTATAATAGCAGTATTCCAATGATAAACAAAATAAACAAAAATACCATGGATATTTGTAAAGAATGTTTTGATGAATTTTTTAATAAGTCAGGTTCAAATAAATAACATGAATTTATTGTTCAACAAAAAAGTTTGGAGGGATAATAGTGTTAAGTTTTCAAGAATTAATAGATAAAGCAAATACTGTTACTTATACTAAACCAATAAAAGTACATTCAAAAGCTACTGATAATAAGGATATCCCTAAGGAACATCTAAATGACTGTCTTAGAATAGTGGAGATATTTAAAGATAAAGCAGATATTAATATTTCTTTAGGGTTAGCTTATGATTTATGGCATACTCACTCAAAAGAATCATTTTATGGCTCATTTGAATGTATGGATGGGGTTAGCGACAATGTTATATACAACAATTTAATTAACATTATTAACTGTTTTGAATTTATTGATTAGTTACATCACAATTCAAAGATATTAAGTACATTATAGGTATATATCTAGGCACTTTTATACCTATAGTGTACTAGAGTAATAAAACAGCAATACAGAGGTGAAGCATGAATATTATTAAAGTTTTAAATAAAGATAATACATTGAAAAAATACAAAGCATATCTAAATGGTGAATATAAAGGAATTTATCAATTAAATACAGATGGTGTTTTAGCAGATAAAAATTTGAAAGGTATAGAAGATCGTTTTTATTTATGGGATATAATTCATAATTTCAAGTTTGAAGAAATTTAGGAGGGCAACATGAAGGAATGTGTAATATGTGGTCGACCTAACTCGGAAGAACATCATGTAATTTATAGGTCAGAATGTAGAGCATTAATTAAATGTAAAAAGAACTTAGTTTATCTTTGCCCAGTTCATCATAGGGAAAAGTTCGGGGTACACGGGAAATGCGGAAAAGAATTAAATAGACAATTAAAGTTAGAATTTCAAAACTGGTTAGAAGATACATTTGTTAAAGACTTTTATGGCATAGAAGAAATAAAGGACAAGCTAGGAATATCTACAAATGCGGTTAAAAGCTTATCTAAGTTAATAAGACAGAAGAATAGTGTATTTGCTAGAGAAGATATAATAATCGCCTGCATGGGAGGTAAAAGAGTTTTATAAGGGGGAATTAAGTTGAGTAATAAAGAAAGAGCAGAAAAAACGTACATCTTGCTTCAGCAAAGGAAAAGAGATAGGGAGAGAGTTAAGAAAAACGATATATTTGCTTTGCATGGAAATAACATGGCTAGGATGCTAAGAAAAAATAGTAGAGGTAAAAGGGAGATGGGGCAGTTTTGAAAATAGTTATAGATGGTAAACCAATGGGAAAACAAAGACCGAGGTTTAATACTAAAACAGGAAAGGCATATACAGCAGATAAGACAGTTAATTATGAGAACTGGGTAAAACTATGTTACCAACAACAATGTAAGGGAGAAAAGCTTACAGGCGAGGTTGTAGCTTTTATAAATGCTTATTATGTAATACCTAAAAGTACAAGTAAGAAAAATAAAAAAGATATGTTAGCAGGCATTATAAGACCAACTATAAAACCGGATGTAGACAATATAGCAAAAGTAATTTTAGATTCTTTGAATGGGTTAGCTTATAAAGATGATAAACAAATTGTATTTTGTACAATAAATAAATGGTATGGAGAGAATCCAAGAGTAGAAGTTATTTTGGAGGAAGCGTAATGAGAGAAATTAAATTTAGAGGTAAAAGTTTAGATAACAATGAATGGGTTTATGGAGGATATTATAATATGCCAGATTGCAGAAAAGATAATCCAAGGCATATTATAGTTTATCAAAATAATGGTCCTGGTCAACTAACTATTCATGAGCCTGTAGATATTAATACATTGGGGCAATATACAGGGCTAAAAGATATAAATGGAAAAGAAATTTATGAGGGAGATATATTAAGTATAAAAATAAAAGATAAAACAATAAAAGACAAGATCATAGTAAGTGGTAATACAGTTGTAGAATATAAAAATTGTAAGTTTGGTGTTGTGTGGGGATGGCATAGAGATTTTATATGTTTAGATGGATTTTATAATACAGATTTTAAAATCGAAGGTAATATTTACGGAAATCCAGAATTACTGGAGGGTTAAATATGGAACTACAGAAGCTAACAAAAGCTATATGGGACACTAGTAAAAGGCTAGATAATGGCATAAATACACTTAATAAAAAAGCTAAAGAATACGCCGAGGCTGAAAGAGATTATAAAATAGCTTTAGCAAAAGAAATATTAATTCTTAGGGAAAGTAAAGTACAAGCCACATTGATTCCAGACATAGCAAGAGGAAACGTGGCGGAATTGAAATTTAAAAGAGATGTTGCGGAAGTTACGTATAAAAGTTGTAAAGATATGTTACAAGGTTTACAAGCGGAATTAAGCGGATATCAAAGTATTCTTAGGGTACAGGAAGATATATAAGGGGGTATAAGTATGGAAATAGGGATTTTAAGAGCTACTACTATACCATACGATAAATTTAAACAAAAGATTAGGCTAACACAAAAGTACGAGAAAGATTACAAAATAGAAATTATAGATGGATTTTTATGCATGGTTAGGAGGCTTTAAAGTGGGGAGAAAAAGGAAGCCAGTGGACTGGGAATTATATAAAGTGTTTAAAGAAAAAGGTCTAACAGATCTACAAATAGCGATAAGGATGAAAATGTCACAAGGGCAGTTAGCAAAACAGAAAAAGATTAAAAAAGAAGACGGTGACCCTTATGATTAGAGCAATAGTCTATAGTTTAATAATTATAGGTATTACAATAGGTTTAGCAGTTAGAAAAGTAAAGAAAGAGCCTAGAATAATATGTGGGTATAACTGCAAGACCTGTAAGGAAAAAGATGTTTGCGGTATAAGGAGGAATTAAAATGGATTTTAATTTTGAAAATTTTAAATATAATGCAATAGCCATATATTGTAATAATGAAAAAGAAATAATTGATTTTATTAATAAATGTGAAGAAAATAATATAAGTGTTAATGATAGAACTAAAGAAGTATTGATTAAACATTTTAAAGATGGTATTTGCTTAGATTGTAGCGATTCTGTTCATATTGGATATGCAAATTATCAGTATTATAAAATACGAAATTATGAAATTATAGAATGGGAAATAGAAAATAAAATAGATTATGATGGAATATATACATTTATGGAAGTTATAAATAATATAAAAAATAATGAAAAATGGATTAGTATAGATACATTATACACATTACAAAGTATTGAAAAAGTAGAAAATCATATTGTGTTTAATTATGATGGAAATATGAGTAATAAATCATTAACTATAGACATAAATACTAGATTTAAATTAGTTAAAAAAGATAAGAAAGTAACTTTTGAAGAAGCCATACAAGCTTATAATGAATATAAAACAATAAAATGTATATGGTTAGATTATATTTATGAATTTCAATATCAAAATAATGAAGCAAATCTTATAAATTTGGAAGAAGATAGGTTATTAAATTTAATATTAGAAGGTGAATGGTATATAAAGGAGGACTAAATGGCTAAATTAATATGTGTAAATAATAAAAATGCTATACCAAGATTAGAATTTAAAAAAGAATATGAAATAATTAAGGAAACATATAGAAGTTATTATGTGGACACTGGGACAGGTATTTTGCCATATGCTAAAATGAGATTTTTAAAAATAATTTAAATTGAATGGCATGTTAAGGGAGGAATTTTAATGATACAAATAAGTGAAGAATATTTTCTATGCTTACTGAGAGCGAGAGATACTCTCGACGCTTTGCGAATAGCAGGAGTAGATAACTGGAGTGGTTATGAAGAACATACCCAATACAAAGCTACAAACGAAGAACTACAGACGATAGTACAAAGATTTAGTGTTTAAGGGGGAATAAAAATAGATAAAGATTTATTTAGGCAAACAGAGAGAATGTTATATAACTATTTTAAAAAAGAAGAAATAATAAAATATAAAAAAGATGTAATAGAAGTCTTAAAGGATAGAATAGAACAGTTAGAAAAAAGAATAAGAGATACCAATGTAAATATAGATTATGATCTACAAGCTGTACCATGTGGAGAGAGAGTACAAACGTCCAATACAGGTGCAAGTTATGCAGAAAGAGCCATAGTGCAAGCTATAGATAGATTGATAAGAGAACAGGCAGATAAGAAAAAAGAAATACTCAATTTAGAAGAAGATATAAGTAATATAGAAAAAGATAGTAAAGCAATAGAATTTAATATAAGAATGTTAAATGAAGAAGATAAAGAATTTATATGGCTAAAATATAAAAAGAAATTAGGAATAGAACAAATATCGGATCAACTAAATATGAGTAGAGCAACAGGATATAAAAAAAGAGAAAAGATAATAAAAGATATAGCGCATTGGATTGAAGTTGTAAAATAGTAGACAAAAAGTAGACAAAAAGTAGACAAATAAAGATTTTGAATGTGTTATAATAGTAGTATAGAAAAAGGATTTTATCGTACAAGGCAACTGCGAAAATAAAAAAATAAACATATTGTGTATGTACTAAAAGCACTTAAGGTAAATTAAAACCTTAGGTGCTTTTTATTTATGAAAGGATGTGAGGATGTGCTAAGTATGTATACAAGTTATATATGTTGTATTTGTAAAAAAGAATTTGTTTTATTAAGTGAAGATGTAGAGAATATAAAAGGATACTTAGTATGTCCTTATTGTTCAAGCAGAAAAATTAAAAAGCAAAAAATAACAGATAACTTAAAGGAATGTATGCAAGAGAAAGCTTACAAGAGAATCAATGGGGCAATAAGGCAGGTGACAAGATAAATGAATTTTGTCGAGCCTATAAGAGATACCCAAAAAGTTAGGGATATCCAGGAATATCTTAAAAGAACAAATGAAAGAGATTATATTCTTTTTATTACAGGAGTTTATACAGGATTAAGAATATCGGATATACTTAGATTAAAAATTAAGGATGTAAAAAACAAAAGATTTATATACATTAGAGAAAAGAAAACATCTAAGCAGAACATTATAGAAATAAATAAGTTTTTAGAAAAAGAATATAAGTGGTATTGTGCTGACAAGGAATTGGATGAATACCTTATTAAAAGTAGGGAAGGAGTTAATAAAGCTTTATCTAGGGTGAGAGCTTATGAAATTATTAAAGATGTTGGAGCAAGTTTTGGAGTAGAAAATCTTGGGACACATACTTTGAGAAAGACGTTTGGATATCATTATTATAAACAAAGTAAAGACGTTGCAACATTAATGAAGATGTTCAACCATAGCGACCCTTCCATAACCTTGAAATATATTGGAATAATACAAGATCAAATGAATAAAGCAAGAAGAAACTTTACTATTTAAATCTTTTTTTAAAACAGTAAGGCTTAACATAATGAACCGATGTTAAATTGATTTTTACTAAATTGTATTAAAGCATTGAAAAATAAATGCTTAAGATATATAAGAACAGTTTAACAGAATATTAGATATGTTTGACTTAGAAAGGAGATTAGTTATGGAAACGTATTGTGATAAAGGATGTAAGAAGAAGTTTGAAATAAAAGAATTAAAAGAAAGAAAACTTAGAGATGGAGTAATAGAAACCTATTTTAAATGTCCTAAGTGTGGTAGGAAATATAATTGTTTCTATACAGATAAAGAGATAAGACAATTACAGGCACAGTTAAGAAATAAATGGGGTAAAGCTTCAAGAAGAGAAATAGAGGAGCTACATTTAAAGATTAAAATTAAGATGGATAATTTACAGGAAGAGATGTTAGGCGCTCAGTAGGGTGTCTTTTTTATTTGGAGGTATAAGCAAATAAGAAATTGGGGTTATATAAATGAGAAAAATAATAATATCATTAATAATTCTTCTGGGGTTGTGTACTGTTTTGTGTGGCTGTACTAAATATGAATTAGTAGGTGAAGTAGAATCTACTGTAACCAATAAAGAGTATATTAAAAGCAGTGTAACCATGATACCAATGACAATATCAAATGGTAAAACTATAACTACCACAATGAGACCACAGATTAATCCGGAAGAATACAATATAAAACTTAAATACAAAAACATAACTACAACTATTAATAATAAAGAAGTGTATGAAAGTGTAGAAACAGGAGACAAGCTAAAGGTTAATTATTATATCACAAGCAATAAAAAGAAAGAGAAGATAGAATGGGGAGGAAAATAAAATGAGTAAAATATTATATGAATGTAGTAAATGTGGAAAGACATTTATAAATAATAGAAATGAAGATGGGTTAAACTGTGATAAATGTAAAGGATCATTGATACCTTTAGGCTATGTAGACGAATTACAAAATGGAATAAGAAAGATGAAAGACAAGATAGAGAACGCAGAAACATACATATTAAATAAAAAGAACAAAGCAAGGGAAGTAACAATAAAGATAAATTTAGATACGATAGAGTTTGAGAATAAATTAAATAGAATAGAAAAGAAGTTAGAGAGAATAAAGTCTTTAGAAGATACATTAAAGTTTAGTAAAGACTTTAATGAGGTTAAGAATATAACAATGAATAATAATGTAGATATAAAAGATATAATGAAGAGGTGTGTGGAAGCAGTAATGAACATGGAGACTTTACAGTAATGGCACAACGTAGTTTAAGGTCATGTAAACAACGCGGATGTAAGAACCTAACAAGAGATATAACAGGTTACTGCGAGGAACATATACACATATATGAAGAAAGAAAAACACAAAGAAATAAACACTATGATAAACGTGTAAGACATAACAAGGATAAAAGATATACTGCATTTTATCATAGTAAGGAATGGGAAAGCTTAAGAGAATATCTTCTAACACTATATAATGGGATAGATATATATGCTTACTATATAGATAATAAAATAGTCGTTGCTAATACAATACATCATATAGAAGAGATAAAAAATAATTGGGATAAAAGGTTAGATGTAGACAACCTATTTCCTTTATCAGATGTTACACATAATAAGATACACAGTCTCTATAGTAAGGATAAGAAGGGAACTCAAAGGCTTCTTGTAGAGCTACTAGAAAGATTTAGAAAACAATTTGGTATACCCCCCCTCCCTTAGAGAATTTAGCGTTCTTCTAAAAGACCGAGGGGGTAGATTTCCTCACAAAAAATTCCCTAAATGAAAATTTGAGAAAAGGAGATAAGAAGAATGGCAAGACCAAGACAACCAACAGATTTGCTCTTAGTTAAAGGCACGAAACATTTAACTAAAAAAGAAATAGTAGATAGAAAAAGTAAAGAAGTACAAGCTCCAGTAGATAAAATTGAACCACCTTCTTATCTGCCTAGTAATTTAAAAAAAGAATTCAATAGAATAGGTGAAGAATTAATCAATATAGGTATAATGAGTAATTTGGATTGTGAAGCTTTAGCACGATTTATAGTAAGCGAATATAACTATCAAAAAGTTACTAAAAAACTATTAAAAACTGGTGTTGATAATGAAAAATATATAGATTTATTATTAATGCAAGAAAAATTATTTAAAATGTGTAGACAAGGGGCTGGGGATTTAGGGTTAACTATTTCTAGTAGGTGCAAACTTGTAATACCTAAAAATGAAGAAAAGAAGGAGCTAACAGAAGAGGAAAAACTTTTCGGTGGTAGAGTGTGAGTAAGTTTGCTCAACTATTTACTAGAATTTATAATTATTCTTTAGATATTGTAGATAAAAAAATAAAAGCTTGTAAAAAACATAGGCAAGCTTGCCAAAGGTTCCTGGATGATTTAGAAAAAAGTAAAGAGGACGATTATCCTTATTATTTTGATTATGAAGAACTGTATAAATTTTATAAATGGGCTGGATTATTTAAACATAGAGCTGGTGTACTAAAAGGTAAGAAAATTGACCTTGTGCCATTCCAGCTCTTTATTGTTGGAAATTTATTTTGTTGGAAACATAAAGATACCGGTTTAAGACGATTTAGAAAAGCTTATATTCAAATAGCTAGGAAAAATGCTAAGTCACAATTATTGGGTGTAATAGCTAGTTATGAATGTTTCTTAAGCGAGGAACAGGCCGAAGTTTATCTTGCTGGATGGGATAAAGAACAATCAAGTATAGTTTACAGAGAAATAAAGTATCAAATAGAAAGTGCTGAATTATTAAAAGCTAAATACACTGATAGCTATGGAAGAATAACTCATTTAAAGAGTGGTTCATTTATAAAACCATTATCTCGTGAAGCTAAGAATACTGGTGATGGTACAAATCCAAGTTTAGGTATTGTTGATGAATACCACGCTCATAAGACTTCTGAGATATATGATGTTATCCTCTCAGGTATGGTTGCTAGAGAACAACCTTTAATGGTTATTATAACAACAGCTGGATTTGATTTGAGTAGATCATGCTTTAAAGAGTATCAATACGTTAGTAAAATACTTGATCTTAATAATTCTGTAGAGAATGAAGAATACTTCGTAATTGTATGTGAGCTTGAACCAGAGGATGACATAAAAGATGAAAGCAACTGGATAAAAGCAAACCCTATAGTTGCCACTTATGAAAATGGATTGAATTATTTAAGAGGAGAACTTAAAGCAGCGCTTGACGCACCGGAGAAGATGAGAAACTTCTTAACTAAGAATATGAATAAGTGGGTAGACATGAAGGAATCTGGCTACATGAACATGCAAAAGTGGGCTGAATGTGAAAATGATAAGTTAACTTTAGCTGATTTTGAAGGAGAAGAATGTGTTGGTGGGTTAGACTTATCAACTAAACTTGATTTAACTTCTATAGCCTTTGAGTTTAAAAGAAATGGCAAATATTATCCGTTCCAACATTCATTTATGCCAGATGAAACATATCAAAAGAGAGTAAGAGAAGGAAAGTATCGTTTTGATTTATGGAAGGATCAAGGAGCATTAACTAAAACTCCAGGAGCAGTTATAGATTACGCTTATGTTAAACAATGGATACAAGAACAGGAAGAAAAATACAATCTAAAAATTAAAGAGATAGGATATGACCCATATAATGCTACACAGTTTGTACAGGAAATGGAACAGGAAGGTTATGTGATGGTTGAGGTTAGACAAGGACCATTCACATTAAATGAACCTACTAAAGACTTTAGAGACCAAGTATATGATAAAAAGTTAGAACATAGTGGAGACGGACTTTTAACTTGGGCGATAGGCAATGCGGTAACTAAACAAAATGCACAAGAATTTATTATGCTAGATAAAGCAAAATCTAGTGAAAAGATAGATCCTGCAGCTGCAGTAATAAATGCACATGTAAGAGGTATGGTAGTACTAGATGATGGAGCAGGAGATATATTTTATAGTCCAGATATATAGAGAGGAGGTGGAAGATTGGGAATATGGAATAAGATTAAAAGCTTTATAAAAGCACCATTTAAAACAAGGATAATTAGGGATTATAGTAGTGGTTTTAGTTTTTTCAATACTGATCTCGCTACGAATGAAACTATATTTTCAGCAGTGTCATTGTTAAGTAATACAATGGGTAGTTTGCCTCTTAAACTTTATAAAGATTATGAAATAGCTAAACCAGGAGGGAATAATTTAGCTAGAATGATAGAATATAACCCTGCTTCATATATGACTATGCTACAGTGGGTTAGATGTATGGAAACTTTAAAAAATACTAAGGGCAACTCATATGCTATAAAAGAATATGATTATATGCATCAACCTATAAAAATGCATATTTTAAACCCCGATTTCGTTACTCCTATAATAGAAAAAGATACTAAGGACCTTTGGTATGAGATTAGAGATGAAGATGGTTTAATGTATGTGCATAATTCTCATATAATACATTTTAGCCACATTTCTGTTAATGGATATAAAGGTATTAACCCATTAGATGTTTTAAGGAACACTATAGATTACGACAGAGAAATTAAGGAATTTAGTTTAAATCAAATGAAAAATGGATTAAAGGCCAATATAGTCATTAAATTAGGCGCTAAATTAAATAAAGATGCTATGGATGAGTATACAGAAATGATAGGACGGTTTCAGAAGAATGGAATTTTATTTGTAGACCAGGGCAAAGAATTTCAAGAATTAAAGAATAGTTCATTTATAGATCCTAAAGTTTTTGATGTAGAAAATATAACTATTGCTAGGGTAGCGAGGGTCTACAATATACCACTTCATAAACTTTTAGCTGAAAAACAAGGTTATTCTAGTGCTGAACAAGCAGATCTAGAATATATAAAAGATACTATTTTACCTGTTATAAGGCAGTATGAAGAAGAATTAAATAAAAAATTGCTTACAGAACAACAAAGAAACGAGGGATACTCCTTTAAGTTTAATCTGAATGGTTTAGCCAGGGCAGATATGAAAACTAGGGGAGATTTTTATTTTAAAGGTATTAGGAGTGCTTGGTTTACACCTAATGAAATAAGAGCTTTGGAAGAAATGCAACCAATAAAAGGTGGGGATCAATTATTTGTATCAAGGGATTTGATTCCGATAGATAAAATTGATTTATTACTGAAAGGGGGTGAAAAGAATGGCAAATAAGAAATTTTGGGAGGTTAAAAACTCCTCAGAAAATGAAAACATAGGAGAAACTTATATCTATGGTGATATAGTGTCTTATAAATGGGATGATACTGATACAACTGCAAAAAGTTTTAAAGAAGACTTAGATAGCTTAGGAGACATTGACACTTTAAATATATATATTAATTCTCCAGGTGGGTCAGTGTTTCAAGGGACAGCAATCTACAACATAATTAAAAGACATAAAGCAAAAATAAATATTCATGTTGATGGAGTTGCAGCAAGTATCGCAAGCGTTATAGCAATGGCAGGCGATACTATTTTTATGCCTAAAAATAGCATGATGATGATCCATAATCCGTGGACATTTGCATGGGGGAATGCTAATGAACTAAGAAAACAAGCTGATGATTTAGATAAAATAAGAGAAAGCTTAATTGAAGCTTACTTAAGTAAAGCAGGCGATAAACTTAGTAGAGAAACACTAATAGAAATTATGGATAATGAGACATGGCTTACAGCTCAGGAATGTTATGATTATGGATTATGTGATGAATTAGTAGAGGAAAAAGAAATAGCAGCAAGTATTAATACAGAGCTATTCGCTAAATATAAAAATACTCCTAAGGAGCTATTAAATAAAAAAATAAAACAAAAAGAACCTATAAAAAATACTGAAAAAATAGAAAAAGATGAAGAAATAGAGGCTCTTATAGCAAGAGTAAATAATACTTTAAAATTTGAGGAGGAAAGAATATATGAATAGATATCAATTAGAACAAATGTTAGCAGGAATAGGCCAAGACTTAAAAGCAGCAAATGAAAAATTAACCTCTATGTATGCTGATGCAAAGACTACCTTAGAAGCAAGGAATGAGCAAAAAAATAATGTTAAGGATTTAGAAGAAAGATTTGCAGGAATAAAATCGCAGATAGAGGAAATGGACAGACAGGCAGAGGAAAAATTTAAAAATAAAAATATTACAGGAGATACAGAAAAAGAAAAAGTAGTTAATGCTAAGGCTGAATTAATTAGAGCAACAATGGCAAATAAGCCTGTGGGTGTAGAAATAAAAGCGGCTTTAGGAGATGGCAATAGTTCTGGTGGAGAAAAAATATTACCACGAACTATGACAAATGAATTATTACATGAACCTTTTGTTAAGAATCCACTAAGAGATGTTTCAGTATTTACGAATATTACAAATTTAGAGGTACCTAGAATTGATTTTACTCTAGATGATGATGAATTTATTAAAGATACCGAAACAGCTAAAGAACTGGGAGTTAAAACTCCCACAGTACAATTTGGCAGATATAAATTTAAAGTATTCTCTAGTTTATCTGAAACAATTTTAAGAGGTACTAATACTAATTTAGTACAAACTGTTGATGCCGCATTAGAAAGTGGATTAGCTGCTAAAGAGAAAAAAGTAGCATTTACTAAAACACCTAAGAGTGGAGAAGAACATATGTCTTTCTATAGCCAACAAAATAATATAAAAATAATAGAAGGTGAAAATTTATATAAAGCTATTAAAGGAGCCTTAGCAGATCTAGAGGACGATTACGCAGAAAATGCTACAATAAGCATGACTAGAAAAGACTATTATGATATTATAGAAACTTTAGCTAATGGGAATGCAACATTGTATGGGGCACAACCAGAACAGGTATTAGGAGCACCAGTTAAGTTCTGCGACAAAGCAGTTGATCCAGTTATCGGGGACTTTAGATATTCCCATTTTAACTACGACTTAGATATGCTATATGATAGAGATAAGAATGTTAGAACAGGCATGGAAGATTTCGTTCTAACAGCATGGATTGACCATCAAATCAAGCTAAAATCTGCGTTTAGAATAGCTAAGGTGAAAACTCCCTAGTGAGCCCCCAAAAGAAATGATGGGGGAAGAAAATACAGAACCCATAATATATGGTAAAGAAGAGTTAGAGACTATGACAGTAGAACAATTAAAAGTTATAGCTAAAGATAAAAATATAACAGGCTATTCCAGTATGAATAAAGCTGATTTAATAACAGCAATATTGACACCTTAGGGGGTCTTATTTTTATGGAATTAAATGAATTAAAAGAATACTTAAGGATAGATGGAGAAGATGAAAATATAACTTTATCTTCTCTTTTACTTGCAGCTAAATCATATATAAAAAATGGCACTGGACTAGAAGAAGACATGATAAAAAGTGATGAAATAAAAGAATTATATAATCTTTGTTTGAAAATACTTATAAGCCACTGGTACGAGAATAGAGTTATCGAAACTACAGGACCTAACTTCCATAAACTTAGTTTTAGCGTGGATTCCATTTTGATTCAGCTGGAAGCTGAATATTTAAAAATTAAAAGGAGTGAGATAGATGGATCCAGGCAAACTTAATAAAAAAATAAAATTTATAATTATGGATGATGGCACAGATGATGATGGATATCCTGTGAAGGAAGAAAAACTTATTCGAAAGTGTTCGGCAAATATAAAAGGTCTAAGAGGCAGAACATTCTACGCTGCAGCCCAAACACAAAGTGAAAATAGTAAGATATTCAAGTGTAGATACTTCAAAGGACTTACAGAAGACATGTTAATTAAATACAATAAAAAGCTTTATACTATTGAATCTATAAATGATATTGAAGAAAGGCATATTGAATATGAAATACATGCAAGCGTGGTGAGTTCTAGTGGCTAGTATGGAATTAGATGGTATGGACAACTTAATTAGAAAAGTAGAAGATATGGGGAAGGCTGGAACTAGGATAGAAAATAAAGCATTAAAAAAAGCTGGAGAATTAATTGTGGAAGAAGCTAAAAATAATGTGCCTGTTAAAACTGAAAAACTGAAAAAAGGATTAAAGGTAAGTGGTGTTCGTAAAAAAGGTGGAAATAAATTTGTTTTGGCAGGAATACAAAAAGGAGATAATTCTAAAATATTTTATGGAAAGTTTTTGGAGTTTGGTACAAGTAAAATGAAGGCGAGGCCATTTATGGGGCCTGCTTATGAAAGTAAGAAGAACGAAGCTAAGGAAGTGATAAAAGATGAACTACGAAGAGGATTAGGACTATGAGCATAAATAAATTAATAATAGATGCTTTAAAACCTCTAAACATTCCAGTGAATTTTCAAACTTATAAGGGGAAAGAAGAAACATATATAACTTTCTTCTGTTATAACGAGCAAGGAGAGTGTTTTGCGGATGATACAGAAATTGCTACAGGGCTTTATATGCAAGTAGATATATGGAGCAAGGTAAATGTAGAGAAACTTAAAACAAGCGTAATAGACTTGCTAAAACAAGCAGGTTTTAAAAGAAAAAATGGACAAGATTTATATGAATCCGACACTAAGATTTTTCACAAGTGTTTGAGGTTCTTTTATTATGTAGAAAATGAGGAGGAATAGATAATAATGGCTATTAAAGGATTACACGGGTTTCGTTATTGTGTTCTAGAAAAAGATGATGAAACAGAATTTGAATATGAAAAAGAAATTAAAAGATTGACAGGTGCTAGAAGTATAAAGGTTGATAATAAAGTAAATGATGCTAAGCTTTACGGGGATGACCAGCTTTTAGAAACTGCAAGTGCTATCGGCTCTATAGATGTAGATATTGATGTGGCAGACTTGACATTAGAACAACAAGCAGAGTTATTAGGATATAAATATGAAAATGGTGTCTTGATAGAGGATAAAGATTTTAATCCCCCATATATTGCCTTTGGCTTCATGGCACCTAAGTCTAGTGGTGGGAAAAGAATGGTTTGGTTACTAAAAGGGAAAATGCAACCTATGAGTGATGAGGCTAAAACCCAAGACGATAAGGTAGAATTTCAAACACAAAAGGCAAAGTTTGTATTTATGCCTAGAGTGAAAGATGGTAAGCATAAATTTAAAGCTGATACAAACATCACTGGAGCACCAACAGAGGAAGAATTTTTTAGTGTTGACTTCTTAAAAACAGGAAAGAAACCAGCAAAAGTAGGGGCTTAATGCTCTTGCTTATTTTTATTTAGGAGGGAATTAGAATGACAATAACATTATTAATAGATGGGAAAGAAAAAATTTTTAAAGCACCTTTCATAAGTACAAGAAGATTAAAAGAAACTTTGGCTTTAAGCGAAAAGATATACAATGGAATTACAGTTGAAACAATAGATGAAGTAGCGGAACATTTGGTTGAGATATATGGCGAGCAATTTACTATAGATGAGTTGTATGATGGTTTTCCAGCGAATGAATTTGCCAATAAAGCAATAGAAGATATGCAAAGGGTGTTAGGTAATATGGAGGATAAAATAAAAAACTAGCTAGTGGAGAAGAAGAAGGTAGTTCTCTTACTCCACAAGAATTTATTTTAGACTTATATAGCAATTTATTAGAGCAAGAATGGACTATGACTGATATAGATAATATGGATATATTCTATTACTTTGATGTATTAGCTTATAGGAATAAAACTAATAGTAAAACAGGCAAAAGAAAAGAAGAAGATATTTATATAGACCAGGTTAGTTGGTTATAGAGCTTAGATTAATTTCTAGGCTCTTTTTATTTTGCAAGAAAGGAGGTAAGTAAATGGCAGAAGATGTAGGAAGTTTGGTTGTCCGTGTGGCGATGGATAATTCAAATTTTCAACAAGGTATACAGAATTTGAATAGATCTATGAAAGTGATTCAAAGTGAATTTAAAAATGCAACTGCAGGATTAAAGGATCATGGTCAAGGTTTAGATGGGCTCAAATCTAAGCAAGAAATGCTTAGTAAAAGCATAGATGTGCAAAGTAAAATAGTACAACAATATAAAGATAAACTAAAAGAAAGTAAAGAAACTCTTTCTAAAAATGAAGAAGCGCAAACTAAATTAAAAGAAAAGATAGATAGCGCCAAAAAAGCTTATGAAGAAAGTAAACAAACTTTAGGAGAAAATAATACTAAAACTAAAGAACTGAAGCAAAATTATGAGCAATTAAGTTCTGAGTATACTAAGAATGAAGAAAAACTTAGAAATAATGTTAGGTCAATAGATAACTGGACTAATAAAGCTAATAATGCTGAAGCTAAATTAAAAAATCTTAAGAGTTCTTTATCTAGTACAAGCAAGGAAATAGATAAGCAAAGTAACAAATGGGTACAGGCTAGTAATAAATTAAAGGATAATTCTAAAAAATTTAAGGACGCTGGAAAAGAGATAACTGATGTAGGGAAAGGTATAAGTAAATTATCGCTTCCTATCGCAGCAGTTGGTATTGGAAGTGCAAAAGCGGCAATAGATTTTGAAAGTGCCTTCGCAGGAGTAAAAAAGACAGTAAACGGAACTAAAGAACAATTTGCGAATTTAGAAAAAGGCATAAGAGGTATGTCTAAGACATTACCAAGTAGTGCCAGTGATATAGCACATGTAGCAGAATCTGCAGGACAGTTAGGAATTAAAACAGATAATATATTAGGATTTACTAGAACTATTATAGATTTAGGAAATGCAACTAATTTAGTGGGAGAAGAAGGAGCATCACAGCTTGCTAAATTTGCAAATATAACAAGTATGTCTCAAAAGGATTTTGACAGGTTAGGAAGTACAATCGTTGCCTTAGGAAACAATATGGCGACAACAGAAGCTGATATTGTTTCTATGGGAATGAGGCTAGCAGGAGCAGGACATCAAGTAGGTATGTCAGAAGCACAAATAATGGGTTTGTCTGCAGCTTTAAGTTCTGTTGGTATAGAAGCTGAAGCTGGTGGAAGTGCAATGTCTAAAGTAATGGTAGAAATGCAACTAGCTACGGAAAAAGGTGGACAAAGTTTAGAAGATTTTGCTAAAGTGTCAGGAATGAGCGCAGAACAATTCCAAACAGCATTTAAACAAGATGCTACAAGTGCTTTAATAGCGTTTATGAAGGGTTTGTCAGAGTCAGAAAAGAAAGGTAATAGTGCAATTAAAGTTCTTGACGATATGGGTATTACAGAAGTAAGAATGAGAGATGCACTTTTAAGAGCAGCAGGTGCAGGGAATTTATTTAATGAATCTATAAATATAGGAAATACGGCATGGAAAGAAAATAACGCATTAGCCAATGAAGCTAATCAAAGATATGCTACTACGGAATCACAACTTAAAATTGCGAAAAATCAGATAGTAGATGCAGGTATAAGTATTGGTAATAATTTATTACCTGCATTAAGAGATGTCGCTGTAAAAGTTGCAGCAGTAACAGAAAAATTCTCCAATCTAAGCCCAGAAATGCAAAAAGGTATTGTTAAATTTGGTGCATTTGTAGCAATTACAGGCCCTGCTATAGTAGGTGTAGGAAAATTAGCAACTGGATTTGGAAGTATTTTAAGTGTTGGAAGTAAAGTGGCTGGAATAATAGGTAAGATAACACTTGCTACAAAAGGAGCAGAAGCAGCAACTACAACAGCAAGTGTAGCTGCAGGATTAGCTGGCAAAGGTATTACTGGGATGGGATTAGCTGTAAAAGCCGGAACATTACTATTGAATCCGTGGACATGGGCAATAGGAGGATCAATATATGCAGGAGTTAAATTATATAAACATCTACAAAAAGATGTGATACCAAGTGTAGACTTGTTTGCGGACAAGGTAAAAACAAGCTCTAGTGAGATGATGAATTATCATGTTGCATCTAAAGGTGTTGAAACTGCAAATGTTAAAATATCCAAATCAACTAAGCAAGCTGTTGGGGCTTACATGGATCTAGATAAAAAAGCAAGCAGTTCTATGTTAAATTTAGTAACAAATTCTGATAAATTTACTAAACAAGCAAAAGATAAAGTGCTGAAAAATTTTACTGATATGAGTAAAAAGTCTAGTAAGCTTTCCAATGAACAAAAAAACACCATGACAACCAATTTCAAAAAATTAGTTTCAGATACTGGAGTATTAACTAAGAAGAATAAGGATGAAATTATAAAGCAGTACTCATTAATGGTAAATGGAACCAAAGGCCTTAGCAAAAAGCAGAAGGATCAAACAATAAAAGACTTTGCCGACACTTTAAATAAAAGTACTGCAATTACAAAGGAACAGTCCACTAATTTACAGCAATTATATAAAGATATGGGAGATAAAGTAAAAAGTGGGTTAGACAAAAAGAAAACAGATGAATTAAAAAGCCAACAAGAATTTTTTAGCAGAAGTAACGTACTAACTACAACCGAGGAAGCTAAAATATTGCAAACAACCGCAACTAGTTGGGAAAACAAGAAAAAAACAATAGATGGATTACAAAATCAAATTAATTCAATCATTCAACATGCGACAAACCATCACAGACAAATAACAGAAGATGAAGCAAAAACAATAGATTCATTGCAAAATCAAATGAAAGAAAATGCAGTTAAAACATTAAGTGAATCTGAAGTAGAACAAAAGGTAATAATGGAACGGTTAAAAAACTACAATGGAAGAATAACAGCAGAACAAGCGAGCGAGGTTATAAAAAATGCTGAAAATCAAAGAAAAAGTACTGTAGATAAGGCTAATCAACAATATGACGGCGCTGTAAAAAATATAATTAAACTGCGAGATGAGAGTAAACTAATTACAAAAGATCAGGCCGACAAGATGTTGAAGGAAGCTGAAAGGCAGAGAAAAGAAAGTATTGATAAGGCAGAAAATCAAAAGAAGGAAGTAGTAAAAAAAATAACATCTATGAATAAAGATATTGGAGAAAGTGTAGACACTACTAGTGGAAATATGTTAACCACTTGGGATAAATTAAAAAAATGGTGGGATGGATGGAAGCCAGATTCTAAACAATTCAGCTATACATTAAGAGGAATTGAAAGAGAAGCTGTTCAGAAAAAAGAAGGTGGCAAAGCATATGCAACTGGTACAACTAATGCTGCTCGTGGCTGGAACTTAGTCGGGGAAGAAGGTCCCGAATTGCTTTGGTTTGATGGTGGAGAAACCGTTCTAAATAACAGAGACACTCTTAATTTGTTTAATAAATTAGATAATAAAATGGGATATAACACAGCTAAAGCATGGGGAGTTAATCTTTCAGAAGGTTTAGCAGATGGGATAAGTAGTACTAGAAAATTAGTACTTGACTCTATATTAGAAACAGCAAATGGAATAAATTTAAAAACACGAAAAGCACTTGGTATAAATTCTCCTTCAAGGGTCATGCAAGAACTGGGGAAATTTTCAAGTGAAGGTTTAGCCTTAGGTATATTGGAAAACAAAGATAAAGTAGAAAGCGCAGCTAATCTGGCAGCACAAGTTATAAAGGATGTTACAGAAAATAAGCTAGACGATATACAAGTAAAGGTAAATACAAATGATAAAGAAATAAAAGATAGAGTGGCAAGGCAGCTGAATTGGGGTGTTTATAATAAAGATGAATACCAGAAATATTTAAACTTTGTAGATAAACTCAATAAAGAAGAAGTAGAAAAGTCAAAGGAATTTTTAAAAGAAGATTACGAAAATAGGGTAAAAAATGTAGAGGATAGATTAAGAGTACTTAAAAATGAAAATAGCATAGAGCTACAAACGGAACGAGCTAGAGTAGATCAAGAAATAGCTCATTATCAAAATCTACAAAGGAATACTAAAGATAAGAAGGCCAAGGCTAATTATGCTAATCAAATAGCCAGTTTAAGGCAGTACCAAAAACAAGTCTTAAACACTACTAAAGCTAATCAGAAAGCACAGGTAGATAGTCTTGAACGGTCTAAGAAAGCTCTTAAGGAATACTATGATGATGGTATAAAGTTACTAGACAAGAGAGAAAAGGATGTTAAAAAGTCATTAAAAATTGAAGAAAACGCATTTAAAAATTTAATGATTACTTATGATACAGCAATTAAATCTCTAAAAGTTAAAACTGGTGATTTAATAAAGGATCTTGAGAACCAGGAAGCTATAGTTGTAGTACAGAGTAAAAAAATTGAGGACCTAAGAAAGCGTTATGAGGATTTAGCTTATACTTTGGGAATCGCAGCAGAAGAAACAGTAAAAGCTAGAGAAGAATTTGAAAATGCTAGAGTTGAGCTGGAGAACATGGCTAATGCAGTAAAGGATGCAGCTAAAAACTTATCAGATTACATAGATAAGTTTAAGGAAGATATAGCTAACGCATTAAAAGCAAAATATGAAAATGAGTTAAAACTACAAGAGGAATCTATAAATAATCAAATTCAAAATCTAGAAAACTGGAAAAACGAAAGTATAAAGAGAATAGATGATGTCTATGACGCTAAAATCAAGGCTATAGAAAAACAGCTAGAGGAAGAAGACAAAGCCGATAAAGATGCAGAAGAAATGAAGAAAATCAATAGCCTTAAATCTGCTATTGATTTTGAACACAACGAGTTTAACAAGGTAGAAATGCAAAAAGAACTTAATAATCTTCTTAAAGAAAGAGAGAAGAGACTACACAGAGAACAACTAGAAGAACAGAAGAAAAAGCTAGAAAAAGAAAAAGAAGATAAGTTACAAAATATTAATTCTATATATGAAAGTAATAAGAAAAGCTTAGAAAAACAACTTGAAGATTATAGAGCTTTTTGTGAAAAGAGAACACAGGATGCAGTTCTGCAAGCGCAAGCTGAAAAAATGATTATGGATAATAACCAAAAGGAAATAGTAGAGCTATTGCACAGTTATAGTAAAGAATATGAGTACGCTGGGCAAACACTAGGACAAAAACTCGTTGATGGATTTAGTCCCAAAATTCAAGAAATTAAGGATATGATAGCAAGTATAACTGCTGAAATAAATGGAGCAAGGCAAAATGCTTTAGATTTAAGTAGAAGTGTTAGCAGCGTTACTACAAATAGTAGTGTAACTAATAATAGAAATAATACATTTAATGTATATGCCTCTAGCAATAATGGAGGTAGTAGAAGTATAGAAAGTGAATTAAGAAGTTTAGCTTTTTCTATGGCATAAGGAGGGAGGATTAGAGTTGCAAAAATTAATATATAGAAATTCTAAAGGACAAGAAGTAACTTTAAGTAACTCTCGTCCTTTTGTTTTGGAAAAAATAGAAAATGTAGCTAATACAGCAACTAGTATAAATACATCTATAAGTGCTGGACAAGATGGAGTTAGTATAGATAATATATCTATTAAAGAAAAATCATTACCTATAACAGGAGGAATAGTAGGTAATAATTTTGAGGATATAGATAGGAAAAGAGAATATTTAACAAGTGTATTTAACCCTAAGTTTCATGGAGAACTCATTTATACAAATAATGCAACTAGTAGAAAAATTAAAGGAAGGGTTCAGGATATAACTTTTCAAGATAAAGTGGGATCTATTCAAAAATTTTTAGTCCAGATTTTAGTTCCTAATCCATTTTGGGAGGATATATACACTAAGAAAGAGGAAGTTGCACTTTGGGTTGGTGATTTTGAATTCCCATTAGAAATACCACAAGATACAGGTATAGAAATGGGACATAGAGTTAGCAATCTAATTGTAAATATAAATAATACTGGAGCTGTTGAGTGCGGCATGAGGATACAATTTAAGGCATTAGCAACAGTAATAAATCCAAGTCTATTCAACATCAATACTAGAGAATTTATAAAAATTAATAAGACACTTAATGCAGGAGATGTTTTGGAATGTACCACAGAGTTTAGTAATAAAAGAATAGAAATGATTAGAAATAATGGTTCTAGAGAAAATGTCTTCAATTGGATTGATTTAGATTCAGAGTTCTTACAGCTAGAGCCAGGAGACAATCTTTTGAGATACAATGCATATAGTGGCATAGATAATTTAGAAGTGGCCATATATTACACGCCATTATATTTGGGGGTGTAGATTATTAAGACAGTTAAAATATTAGATAAGAATATAAATTTATTAGGTGTTATAGATAATTATGAAAGTTTTTCTATAACTAGAAGGTTTTTTGAATGTGGAGAATTTGAATTTAAAATTAATTCTAATAAATTCCATACAGACAAGTTGGTTAAAAATAATTTACTTCTTTTAGGAAAAGATTATAACAAGGTGGGTCTAATATTACACAGGGAGTTTGTTTATGGAGAAGAAGGACAGGAAACAGAGACACTTCTAATAAAAGGTGTAATGCTTCAAGGATTAACTAAAAGAAGAATTATAATACCTAATACAGGACAAGAATTTGATAGCTGTATCGGGTATCAAGAAACTATAATGAAATATTTCATAAATAGAAACTGTGTTAATCCAATAGATTCAAATAGAAGAATAGATAATTTGATTATAGCAGTAGATAAAAAACGTGGTGAGGATGATAGATGGAGGGGAGCGTATGAAAATTTAGACGAGAAGTTAAAAGAAATAGGAGAGTACAGTAAACTTGGTTGGAACATTATGCTAGATCATAAGCAAAAAAAATTTATATTTGATGTGCTACAAGGGAGAGATTTAACAGTTAATCAAGATAGCAATCCCCCTGTTATTTTCAGAAACGATTTTAATAACATAAAGACTAGACATTATACGGAAAGCATTATTAATAGTAGAAATTCTATTTATATTGGAAATAAAGAAAAGCTAGTTTTGAACCTTGGTGATATAACTGGATTTGAAAGAATAGAAACATTTTTAGATAGCACATCAGAGGAAGTAGAGGATATAAAAAAAGAAGGTTTAGTTAAACTTGAAGAAATTAAGGAGCTAAAAACATTTGAACTAGAAATTAATCCAAATAGTACATTTGTGTATGAAAAAGATTATGATTTAGGGGATATAGTTACCATCCAGGATAAAAAATTAAAAGTAACTATGGACAGTAGAATTGTAGAAATACAGGAAGTATACGGCAATGATGGTATGAAACTTAAAGCTACTTTTGGTACAAGAATACCAAGCTTACTGGCTGTATTAAAAAGGATGGTGAAATAATGGAGAAGAGCTTTGTTTTCAATAGTGTAAATGGGGATAGGAGATATAAAGCAGAAGATTTTAGAGAATATTTTGCAAGTTTCATAAGCAATGGAGTGTTCCCTAATCCAAGCAATAATCTGCAAGTTATAGCTAATAATGATATGACTATAACAATTAAAGCCGGTAAGGGGTGGATTAATGGAGCAATTTATATTAACACAGATGATTATATTTTAAATATAGACGTAGCAGATGGTGTATTAAATAGAATAGATAAAGTTGTATTAAGAATGGATACAGCTGAAAGAAAAATATATTCTTATGTAAAAAAAGGACAATTTGCAAGTTCTCCAACCGCCCCAACACTTCAACGTGATGCAGATGCATATGAGATAGCATTAGCAGATGTGGCTGTTAATAAAGGTGCTATTAGTATTACACAGGCTAATATAACAGATCTAAGACTTGATAAAAACTTATGCGGCATAGTGCATGGAACTGTAGATCAAATAGATGTTACAACTCTATTTAATCAATACAGTACAAGGTTTAAAATAAAATCAGAAGAATTTGAAAAAGAATTTGAAGATTGGCTTAAAACTTTAAAGGATGTTTTAGGGGAGGATACAGCAGGTAATCTATTAAACTTAATAACTAAAAATACTGAAAGTATAAATAATATTAAGTCGGATTTGGATGATATTACGACAAAACAAGGTGAATTAAAAAACTTAAAAACTACAAATAAAACTAATTTGGTAAATGCAGTAAATGAGCTTTTTACCTCTGCCAGTAACGGGAAAATTAAGGTAGCTACTGCTATTACTGGCAAAGGAGTACTAGCAAGCAGTAGCGATTCATTTGATACTTTATCAAATAAAATAGGGCAAATAAGTACCAACAACATAAAAAGTATTCAAAAGGGGAGCCGACCAGCATCTACAGGTTCTAATTCAATAATGGATTTTACCATAAATGCGGTAAATGTAGAAAATTCTATTATACTTATTCAGCCACTATCGGGTGGACAAGAAGATGCTCAATTTGCTGAATTTGTATCATCTACCAAAATAAGACTAAGTACTAAACAAGACAGAAAATCGCCGTGGGTTCCTTGGTATAAAAGTAGTCACCCTTACTATTGGACTGTCATTGAGTTTCAAAATATAAAAAGTATACAGAAAGGGGTGCAATTTTTTGACAGTTGGAATCGTCGCTCAATCGTCATAAACCCAGTAAATGTAAATAACAGTTTAGCTTTTGCGAACTTTGCAGGTTGGTACGATACTACGACAACAGGAATGTCAGCAAATATAGTCGCATCTAATAAATTAGACATTGAAGTTTATGGTGGAGGATTAGAAAAAGCAAGCTGGAGTGTGGTAGAATTTTTTTAATGCTAGATATATAAAGTTAATATTTTATGAGGAGGTTGTAATTTAATAATGATAAAATATGCAATTTTAAACAAGGATAATATAGCGGAGAGTATAGCCACATATTATACTGAACTTTTTGATTCACCAAAAAATTATATAGAGGTTGAAAGCGATGATTTAATGTGGCGTAAATATGATTTTAAAACCAAAAGTTGGAGTGAAGAAAAATTTGAGCCAACAAGTAATGCCCCATTAAATGAATTTGAAAAATTAAAAAAAGAAAATGAAGAATTAAAACAGGCTATAGCAGAGTTAAGCGTTCAAATTACTATGCAAAATAATTTAGGGGGAATGTAATGTGTTTAATAAAAATAGTGGATTAGTAAAAGTATGGGTAAGTTTAATTATGGCAAGTACTTATAAAAAAGAACAAGTACCAAAGCTAGACAATTTAAAAGAAGTCGTTTATGAAGTTTTAGAAGAAATGGCACAATAGATAAATAAGATGACATAATTTAAATTAATATATAAAGGCAAAGTAGGGACTATATCAGGTCTTTTTATTTTTGTCTATTTTTAAAACAAAAGAAAAAGAGAGGAAGATACTAATGAAAAAGATTAAATTACTAAGCCTTTTTAGTGGGATAGGAGCCTTTGAAAAGGCTTTAAATAATATAGGACAAAATTATGAGTTAATAAACTATTGTGAAATAGATAAGTATGCTAGTTATGCTTATAGTGTACTAAATAATGTAGATGAAAGCTTGAACTTAGGAGATATTTCTAAAATTGATATTACTAAGTTAGATGATTTCGATTTACTAACTCATGGTAGTCCTTGTCAAAGTTTTAGTTTAGCGGGTAAGGGCGAAGGAGGAGACGAGGGAAGTGGAACAAAATCATCATTAATGTGGTACACAGTTGATATTATTAAAAAGAAATTACCTAAATATATAATTTGGGAAAATGTAAAGGCAGTAACATGCGAAAGGCATAAACATAATTTTGATAAATATATAAATAGCTTATATAAACTAGGTTATAACAGCTATTTTGAAGTACTAAATTCTAAAGACTATGGAGCTCCACAATCAAGAGAAAGAGTGTTTGTCATTAGTATAAAAAAAGATATAGATACTTGCTTATTTAAATTTCCTAAGCCTATAGATAATGCTGTTTCAATCAATAACATATTAGATGAAGATATAGATAAAAAATATTATTGTATTAATAAATATACAAGAGAATTTATTAAAAAAGTAGATAGAAAAGTTGTAGATAATAAGGAACCTAATAAATATGGATTATTGAGAATAGGGAAAATTGAAAATCCAGCAGCACTTAATATGAATAATAGAGTGTTTTCACCACAAGGTGCTTGCCCTACTATTTTAACTGGGTCTCATAGTGTGCCTAAAATTTTAGAATACAAATTAAGGCGTCTCACTCCTTGTGAGTGCTGGAAGGCTACAGGCTTTACACAAGAAGATTATTGGAATGTAAGAAATGCTTTAGAATTAAGATTTTATAATGGGAAAGATAAAAGTGATAGCAATATGTATAAAATGGCAGGAAACTCTATTGTAGTTAATGTTTTAGAACATATATTGAAAGAATTATTTGAAAATTAAAGTGTAGTTCCCATATTATTCATATGGAGGTGTAATGTGGAATTAAAGGTCTGTGAAGAAAAGCATAAAAGGATAGAGGACAAAATTAATGTGCATGATATTAGACTTAATAATCATTCGGAAAGAATTGATAAAATAGAGCAGAATCAATCTAGAACGGATACCAAAATTGAAAATCTTTGTGATCAGTTAAAGCAATTAATAGGTATCATGAAATGGTATATAGGAGTATCGGTAGGAGCTTTAGTAAGCTTCTTTTTTTATGCAATCCAACACAATATTTTTAAATAGAAAGGTAGTGATTATATGGAATTTCTAAAACAGTTCTTACAGATAAAAAAGATAATAGCACTATTAACTACTATAGTATTTTGTATTTTAAGTACAAAAGGGAGTTTATCCAGTACAGAATTTTTGAGTGTATTTACATTAATAATAGGGTTTTATTTTGGACAAAGTTCAGCTAGACAGGCAGTAAAAGAAAGTAAAGAGCAGGAATAAACCTGTTCTTTTTTTATTAAATTTTTAGGAGGTAATTTTATGAGAGGTATAGACATTAGTATGCATAATAACAGTATTGATTTTGTACAAGTTAAAAATGCAGGTATTAATGTTGTTATTATAAAAGCTACAGAAGGAGTGCAATATATAGATCCACTTTTAGAAAAACACTATCAAGGTGCTAAAGCTCAAAATCTTAATATAGGTTTTTATCATTTTATGAGCGAAAAGACAAGTCCTGCTCAACAAGCTATAGATTTTTGGAACGCTATAAAAGGTAAACAGTTCAATGTAATCCCAACATTAGATATAGAAACCAATAATATGGGTAGAAGTGCTACACAAATTTCTAGCAGATGCATAGAATTCCTAGAGAAATTTAAAGCACTAAGTGGACTAAATTGCATGGTTTATACTGGTGGTTTCTTTGGTAGGGATAATTTAGATAATCGTGTTAAACAATATCCAGGATGGATAGCACATTACGGAGTTAACACACCTATGACAACAGGTTTTAACGTTGCCGGACACCAATATACGGAAGATGGCAGAGTTAATGGTATTAGTACCCGTGTAGATATGAATAATTTTACAGATAGAATATTTATAGGCTCTCAAAATACCATTCAAGAAACTAAAGAAATGAAAATACAAAAAATGCTTATTACAATAGGCTATCCTATAGGTGATAGTGGCATAGATGGAATTATAGGTAATGGAACTATTACAGCTATAAAAGCTTTCCAGAGAGATTGCAATTTAACTGTAACAGGTAGTGTGGACACTAAAACATGGAATAAATTAGAGCAAGAATATAATAAAAAATTAGGTATAAAACCAAATAATAAGGAGGAAAAGAAAGTGGAAAAACCAAAATATGATGATAAGACTATACCAACAGGGGAAAGTATATTTAAAATTCCAGGCACTAGTGGATACATAGAACAGGCTACAGACGGAAGATTGATAATACATAAGGATAGAGGAAATTATATAGCTATAGGTCAAGGATTTGTTGATTTATACTGGAATGATAACAAAGGCAATGGTGGGAATAAAAGATTAAGTAATTAATTTTTAAAGGTACTTCTATAATGGAAGTACCTCTTTTTTTATTGGAAAAATTATTATAATTTATATAAATATTTCATAAAAAGGTATTGATTTATTATACTGTGCATAGTATAATATAAGTATAGTAATTGATAAGGAGGTGAGTAAGTGATAGAAAGTATAGGAAAGCTAATAGCCCTAGTAATTTCACTCCTAACAATCCGTCAACTGAGTTTGCAGAACAACAAGACGGAGTTAGAAATAAAAAAACTAAGGCTAGAAATCAAAAGGTTAAAAGAGGGGGATTAAACCCCTCAACCTTTCCTATATTATATCACAAGTATATGAAAATATTAAATTATTTATTAATAATATCAATCACAATAATATTATTGTTGCTAATAAAACTGACTTATAATAAAAGGAAGAAAACTAAATTAGAATTAGAAAAACATGAAATTGAAAATAAAAAGGGTGATTATAATGGCAAAGAGTAACCAAACGGAAGCCAATAAAAAATGGTATGGCAAAAATAAAGAACACGCCAAATATTTAAATAAGAGATCACACACACGAAGTTTTATAAAAAATTTTGCAACTTTAGAAGATTTGGAAGAATTAAAGGATTTAATAGAACAAAGAGAAAGGAAATTGAAATGCGAAAGGGAATAAGATATTTAATAGTAGGCTTGTTAATTGGAGCTTGCACAAGATTCATCGGCATTGCAAAAGCCATTGAACCTTCAGAGGATAATTGCCCAGAGAATGGAGAGTATATGTATTGTTTAGATAAGACCATACCGCTATGGATATCTATATATGATGTACACGAAGAAGAAAAATTTATTTATTTCCGACAACCAAATACAAATAAAATTATTAAACTAGCAGAATTAAAATAAAAACAAAGAGGTAGTTTCCCAAGTGGAACTGCCTCTTTTCATATACACAAGATTTGTTGATTTATTTACAAATATAACATTTTTGGTATAATTAAGCTATATTACCAAGAGGGGGATTAAGGAAATGAAGAAAATACTATCTATATTAATAATAGCAATTTTAAGTATTGGATTAGTTGCTTGTGGTGGTTCTAAACAAACAACTAAGAATGAAGAAAAAAACAAAATCTATAATTCTGGAGAAGAAGCTCTTGTTAAAGATGAAAATGGAAAGGAAGTTTATTCATTAAAGATAAATGGTGTAAAAAAAGCTGATGATTTTGAATATAAAAAAGATTTTCCAGAGAGCAACAGAAAACAAATAATAGAAGTAGATTATAGCTATAAAAACATAGCTAAAGCTGATGAAAATAAATTAGAAATACATGGAGCAGATTTAAAAATTATGGATTCTACAGGTGCAATGGCTGAGGGTTCTGATATGTTTCCTAAACAAAAGCCACAAAAAACCCCAGTAGGAGCTAATTGTACCGTACAAGCTTATTACGGTTTACAAAATACAAGTGATAAAGTAAGAATAGTATTTAGTAGTGACTCTTATAATACCACTATAGAATTTGAAGTACCAGTAAAATAA